TTTTATCTTTGTGTAACGGTAAAACAACTATGTATAGAGTTCGTTCTAAAATAAAAAATGATGGAACTTCTGAAATTGATTTCAAATGCAATGGAGAACATATTTTAGTTCTTAAAAATAATTCTCCTGATAAAATTAAACCTATTTCACAGTTTAATTCAAATGAAACGCTAAATGGAGAATATACTAAACATTGCAAATGGAATTTTATTAAAGAAAAAGAATGTGAAATTAGTGTTAAAGATTATCTGTCATTAAGTAATAATCAAACTGAACATCTGAAATTATTTAGATGTGAAGTCAATTATCCTGAAAAACTACATTTTATAGAACCTTATTTTTTAGGTGTATGGCTTGGTGATGGAACATCGTCTTGTGCTGATATAACTAACCCTGATATAGAGATTTTGGATTATATTAAAGATTACACCTCTAAAATTGGTGATTCTTATATTGTTTATCAGAAATATCAAACAGATTGTCCTACAATTCGATTTAGTAATAAGAATATCAAAGGTAGAAAATCATTAACAAGAATTCATCTTGAATCTTTAAACTTATTAAATAACAAACATATTCCTATAGAATATTTAATTGATAATCGTGATAACCGATTAAAACTTTTAGCTGGTATTATTGATACTGATGGATATTATAATGGAAAATGTTATACTATTTCTTTAATGAATGAAAATTTATCGAAAGATATATATCGTTTATGTAGAGAGTTAGGTTTTAGGACTAATTATGATGAAAAAATTAAACATTTTAACGGTATGTATAAAGAAAACAATGGTTACGCTAAAGTATACACAATAAGTATTACAGGTAGACTTTCTCAAATACCAGTTAAAGTATTAAGAAAGAAAGCTAAAGATTCTGTAAAATTTAGTAGTCTTAATAACACATGGACCTTTTCTATAGAAGAATTACCAGAAGAAAATTACTATGGATTTGTTCTTGATGGGGACCATAGATTTTTGTTAGCTGATACTACTGTTTCACATAATTCGTGGTTCATGCAGTATCTTGCCGTTGAAGCTGTAAGACAAAGTTTGAATGTAGTATTTGTAAGTATGGAAATGAGTCGTGAGGAAGTTGTGCAAAGAATGTGGAAAATGTTGTACGGTTCCAAGTCCGGCATTATTCCAGAAGGCATTTATGAATGTGCAAAACTTGTGGATAATGGTGATGGAAAATATAGAAGTGAACTAATTGATATTAAGGTTGGCGGTAATACAGGACGAAGTGTACAGTATTTACAGAAACAGACAAGGGCTGAAAATCAGTATAAAGGTGATATAAGAATTATTGCATATCCTTCGTTTGATGCAACTGCTGAAGAAATTACGAACAGGGTTGAGGAACTTGCAAGTGAAGGTTTTGTTGCAGATGTTATAATAATTGACTATGCTGATATTACCAAACCTATGGGTGGTGGCAGTGAATTAAGGAATCAACTTGATGTTATTTGGAAACATTTAAGATGGTTTGCAGGAAAGTTTCATTGTCTGGTTGTAACTGCTTCACAGACGAACAGAAGTGCATTGAACAGTTCTGAAGTTAATGCTGGTAGTATTGCAGAAAACTTTAAGAAAGTTGCTCATGTTACCAGTATGGTGTCTATGGAACAGACTAGGGTTATGAAACAGAATCACTTAATGAGAATCAGGAATGTTGCTGTTAGAAATGATGCTGTTGAAGAAACTTGTGTATTTCCACAGTGTCTTTCACTTGGTCAGTTTATGTTCGGCAATCCAGTCTTAGGACGAAATTTTATATTTGATAATGATGATAAAGAGGGATAATACAATGAGTATATCAATGCCAACTTGTCTGATTGCTCAATTTAATTGAATAATGTGGAGGAATAATATGACAGTACAGGATTTATGTAACAAGTTGCAGAACATGGCACATGATGGTAAAGCATTAAAAGAGATAACAGATATTAACGGTAATCCAATAAATGTATTTGAAGATGAAGGCGGTATCTATATTGCAGTTGATAATAAAGGGAAATAATAAAGGAGAATTAAATGGAACTGTTTGACAAAAAGTTCGTGTACTTCATGTGGGATGAGAAACTTGAAGGTAAAGTTGGTTTTGTTGAAGATTCAATCAAAGAATTAAAAGATATGGTAAATGCATGGGAAAAGGTACCTACTCCTACTTATAAAGGTAGGTTAACGTTTTCTGGGAGCCTTCATTTACCTTTTTCAAATGTAAGTAATATAATTAATAAGGACATTCGTTTTCGATTTGCTTACTATGACCCTAATTATGAATGTAAGGTTGCTTATGCAGAAGGTAAGACAATACAAATATCAAGTGATAACAATATTTGGGTAGATTGGGAGGGTGAACATGAGCCTGATTGGAAAAGTCTTTGGAGTTTTCGTATCAAGTCCGAAGAATATTATGTTCATACTTGTGGTTATGGTTATGTGATAGATAACCATAATGCTGATGTTACGTTCAAAGGTACTAAAAAAGAATGTGAAGAATTTACAAAGAATCATATGTTTGATTTATTAAAGAAGGCTTGTTATATAGAGCATAAGCAGATACAGTTTAAATCTAAGGATACATCTGGAGAATGGAAAGACTGTTTTGGTACACCATTATGGCTTGATGAGAATGAATACCGTGTCAAGCCTGAAGAATTAATTAGACCATACAAAGATTGTGATGAACTTATCAATGATTATAATGATGATGTAGAAAACGACAAAGATGTTACTCCTGAGATTTGGATAAAACATAAAATAGACGGAAGAAGAATTCTTATTGTTGAGTTTGGTAAAGACTTTGTAAAATGCGGTTCAAAGTCAAAGCCAGTATCTTTAGATATGCTTCTAAGTAATTATACTTTTCTTAATGGTTCACCAATAGGAGTACTGGAACAATAATGGCACGAGTTATTTGGGACGGTGAAAAAATAGTTCTCGATACAAGCAGACTGGATATGGCAGCTGTTGACAAGTTGTGTGAAAAGCATAGTGGAATGAAGTTTGCTTTTTCACAGTATGCTGAATTCAAAAGAAATAAAGAAGTCATTAAGGATATTGGAAGTCTTAATAATGTTGTGATGGACAGTACTTTCAAAAGACTTTATGATGCAGTTATCAAATCGGAAGAAACCAGTAACCAACATCTTGAAAACATTATAAAAGAATTAGCGTTACCTGAAAAACTTTATCCGTTCCAAAAAGAAGATATAGCAAGAATGATTGAATTGAGTAATAAACGAAATATACTTCTTGGTGAACCACAAGGAACAGGGAAGTCTATTATAACTTCAGTGTTTCTTCAAAAATATAATCAATTTCCTTGTTTGATAATTTGTCCTGCTTCATTGAAATTAAACTGGCAGATAGAACTTGAAAAGTGGATTCCTGACATTAAAACGTTTATTATAAGTGGTAGGGATAGTTATAAGAATTCTTATGTTGTTAGTGGTGCAAAGAACGCAGATGTGGTTATTATAAATTATGACATACTTGGTGAAGATGATAAGGAAGCAGTAAAGAGAGAAAAGGAACGTATACAACAGGCAAAAGAAGAAGGAAGGAAATATAAAAAAGCGTTTGTTCCTGTAAATGGTTGGGCTGTTGAGTTCAATAAAAACTTCAACTTTTCCGTAGTAGTTGCGGACGAAATACAATATATAGAATCATTGACTACAATAAGAAGTCGTGCAGTCATTCAGGTTTGTGCCAACAGCAGAATATTGAAACTGTTTCTTAGTGGTACACCTTTTGAAACTAAGTTGAAACAGTTCTACAATGTCTGTCATATACTTGCACGAGATTTGTTTCCTTCTGAAAGTAAGTTCCTTTTCACTTATTGTAATCCGATTAAAGGTTATTTTGGATGGACTTTTGATGGTGTAAGTAACCTTGATGAGTTCAGACGTAAATTGTCATGTTTTATGATACGGCATAAAAAAGAAGAAGTATTGCCGCAACTTCCTTCAAAACAGAATATACCTATATATTTTAATATGGACAGTAAGATTAGAAAAACTTATGATGATATGGAAGTTGAATTATTACAGCAAAAAGGACTACATCAGTTTACATATCTTTCTGAAATGAAAAAAGTGTTAATGAATATCAAAAAGGATATTGCAGTACAGTTTATAAAAGATACTTTGGAAATAGAAAATAAAATGGTTGTTATGGTTTACCATGCTGAAATGTTTGAATATCTTATGGATAAGTTTTCTGATATTTGTGTAGGATTTAACGGTGGTACGGTTAATTTCAAAAGACAGGATGCAGTAAATAAGTTTCAGAACGATGAGAAAACAAGGTTGTTTATTGGACAGATTAAAGCTGCCGGAACAGGAATAACATTAACCGCTTCACATACATTGGCATTTATTGAATGGGGAAAGACTGCTGCTGAAATACAACAGGCAGCGGACAGGGTACACAGAATTGGACAGAATGAACATTGTCAAATCTATCATTTAATTTGTAAGGACACTATTGATGAAGACCCATTGAATACATTGGATAAGCATAACAGTGATATTAATGCTGTTATGGACGGTGTTACTGATTCAAGTCTGGTAGACCTTGACCAAAGTATGATAGCCGGTGTTAAAGAAAGGGTATTAATGCGTAAACAGAAAGGAATTAAAATAGAATATGAGGTGTAAACTATGACGAAAGAAGAAGCTTTGAAGTTTATTAATGAATCTGAATTTAATAACTTCACTATTAATTGCAGTACTTCAAAACCAAGGAATACCAAATGTGATTTGTGTGGTAATGAAGGAAGGGAATTTAGAATTGAATCAAAACATATTACATCTTATTGGGCACAAAAATACACAATTAATGATAATTTTACTTCAAGAATTAAGAGAGAAATATGTGTGGAATGTTTCAGGAAAATATTCCCTAATGTAATGGAAGAAAGGATTCTAAAATAATATTGTTATGACAGCATTATTTGATATTGATGAATTAAGTGAAGAACCTACTAAGAAAGTTCATGAAGAAGAAAAGAAAGAAATACTTTGTAAAACTTGTTTGAATTGGATTAATTGTGGTGGAAAGAATGAACTCAAAGGTTTCTGTCTTGGACAAAAACTGTTTACCTATACTGCCAAAACTGAATGTGAAGATTATTTTGAAGATGATTCAATAAGTTCTGAAAATGATTAAAAAACACATTAATGGAATAACAAATATGTCTGGATTTATAAAAGATAAAGATGGAGTTTACAGAAGTTTTCGAGAACAAGATGATGTTATAGTGAACCTAGACCTCACAACAAATTGTTTGCACATCCATAACTTGAGTAATAATCCTGTATCGGAGTTTCTTGTTGAAATTCAATACACCAAGGAGGAAAGAAACTAAGCTAAATAAGTAACAAGTGCTTTATCCTGGAATTCCTTAATGTCTTTTTCAAGCTTTTCTTTCCAGTAATTAATGACGTTACTTATTTCTTTCGCAACACCCAATGTGGTGGCAGACATTTGCATTTCAGCATTAAACAAGTTGCATTTGTCAAACAATATGTCTTTTAAGGCTGCATATTCAAAGTCATACAAAGACCATTGTGTATCGTTCCTGTCAATACTTGGCAGATATTCAATCCGGATTATGTTGTGGTTTTTAACCTGTAACAACTGCCTTCCTTCTTCGTCAGGAGGAAACAGTTCATAATCACCGTCCATGTTCATCTGTCTTGCCATCATATTAAGATTAGTTCTTAATGACAGGTAAGTTCCGATACTTTCAAGACTTGTGAAAGTCTGTGTACCGAGTATGTAAGGCATAATTCCTATTTCGGGAAGCAGTGTGTTCATGCCGTCAACGAAAGTATCTTTATAGTAGGCATTGTTGATAACATCTATTTTGTAAGGTGTAACATCAATGAAGTAACCGCCTTTGTAGTTAATAACTGCTTCAGGTGGAAATATAATAGCACGAGGAGTGAATATTGCCTGGTCAAGCCATGATAAAGACTGTTCAAGCATATCAACGTAATCTTCTTCGTCAAGTAAGGTTGCAATTTTGTTGAACCGTTGTTTGCATTCTGTGAGAATAAAATCTTTTTTATAACTCTTGAGTGATATCATATTACAATATATAAGTTCTATAATGAATTATGTGGAGGAAAGATGAGTACATTAAACAAAACTGTTATCAACAAATACACCAATAAGGAATATACAGTATTGGAATTTGATAACAACAAAGTGAAACTACAAAGAAGTGATAATTCAACATTTACAATTGATGTTAAAGAATATCATTTCTACTATAAAGATAAGCGTTAATGTTTACCCTGCATATTCTTGTAAGCAAACTTTAATTTGTTTCTTTGTTCTTCATTTAATCCGTTGGTCAATAATATTAATTGATGTAATTTGCGGTGATGAGCCAATGATACTTTAATGAGATTGTTAGGATTATCGTCACCACCACAGCATTTTGGACAGATGTGATGTTTCTGAAGACTTTTAAGACCTGAATCAAGGTTTTTGAAGTTGTTTGCAAAATGAACATAACCTTTAGGAAATTCAATGTGATAAGTATCTTTCAAAAAATTAAATAATTCTTCGTCTGTCATATAGCCTCTATAACATTGTTGATTTTACCAAGAGAACCGTCTTCATATCCGGTAACGTTCTTGCCGTTGTATTTGGATTTCTTTCTTCGGCTGCTTGTTATTTCATTTTCATCAATATTAATTTTAGGATTTTTACCACCGTATTCTTCATATTCATCTGCAACTTCCATTATCACATTTTTCAAATTATTTTTATCTGTTATCTGTGTAAAGTTACCGTTCTGTGGTAATATGCGTCCTTTTTTATCTTTAACAAACATTTCCCATCCAAGATAAAAACGATTCTGACCTTTGGAAAATAATATGGCAATAGCAGTATTATCGTCTATTACAGTGAAACATTTTACTTCAGAAACATCAAAAGCGTCATCTGGTATTGCATTGAAAACATCTTCAAGGGATTCTTTTGTAAAAGCATTTTCATCTTTATCTCCATCTTCATCTTCAATAACATTATCTTCAATAACTTCTTCAGGATAACTGTTATAAACATCAACAGCCTGTTGTGCATCACCAGTTGAATAAATAGGCGTAAAATCATAATCGTCATCATCAAGGAATCTTAAATCGTTGCCGTTACGCAGCAAACATAATACATAATACTTACCTTGTGAAGAAAACAAGCATTTGTAAATCTTGCCGTCCTGTTTCTTGTAGAAATCAAAAGCATACATTTTAGCACCAGGATAATATTTGGCAATAAAATTAAGTGCATCCTGTTCGTCAAGGTCGTCTGTAAAGAAACTCAATTTATCTTTTATCTTGTTTTTAGTATCTTTGATTCCATACTTGATTTTGCCAAGAGTATTGAAAGAATAAATGTAGGAAGAATTGACTTCTTTCATAAATACTTTTTTAAGCACATCAAGTGATATAACATCACCTTCATCATATTGCGGAAAGATGTTTGCATTATCATCAAGTTCTTCAATATCCCATGTGCCGTTACCCAATGTAATTGCTGAAAGGTGTGTTGTATTACCGTCTTTATTGATGTCGATGTTAATGTCAGTTCCTTTCTGGTACAGATTGTCATAATGCGGCATTTCGTTATATAAAATACTTGGTACAAAACCTGTTACTGTAATCATTCGTTTATCCTCTATAATTATTATATAAAGGTGGAATGTATGGAAGTATGCAACTGGACAGAAGATAAAAGAAAAGACTGGTATTATGTTGATTGTATTAAAAGTACAGTTAATCCATGGAAGGTAGCTAAGAAACATAATCTTACTATGGTTGAGATTTTTGTTAAATGTCCTTATTGTGGTAAGAAAGTTAATCCGATATTCAGCAAATAATTTATATAAAATCCGTAAGAATAATTCCACCCTTTAGGGTGGAATATGAATTACGGTAAATACTACTTGACAATCGTAAGTATTTATATTATATTTTAAGCGTAAAATTTTTTTATTAAGGAATTAACTATCTTAATAAAGGAAATAAACAAATGACAAAAGGCGAGAAGATTAAAAAAGCAAAACATGAAACACTTCTCAAAAGAAAGACTCAAATATTAAAAGTGTTTGAATTAAAAGTTAATTGTCATCACACTTCCAAAGAAGATTTCAAAAAATTAAATGATTGTTTTAAGCAAGCAAAGTGGGTAATTAATGATGTAATAGGTAGCAATGATATTTTTCATTACAATTACAAAGACCATAGAAAAGTAATCAATTTTGACAAAGATAAAAATAAAGTTGAAAGAGAAATTACTTTGCAAACTGGTATTCATCAAGAATTGGTTAATTCTGTAAAAACAGACATCTGTAATCTTTCAAAAGCGAAGAAGAAAGGAATTCAAATCGGTGCTTTGAAATTCAGAAAATCGGTAAACAGAATATATCTTAGAACAGGAATGTTAAAAATAAAATCTTCAAAATCTGTATCCATTCCTATGTTCAAGAATCTTAAAGTTTATGGTCTTGAACAGTTCATAAACATTCCAAATTTTGAAATTGCTAATGCGAATTTAATCCGTAAATCTAGCGGATTTTATATAATGGTTACTGTATTTTTTCCAAAAGAAATTTCAGTAAAAACAAATAAAACTGTTGGAATTGATATGGGTATCAAAACTGCAGTTACCACTTCTGATGGTGAAAAGTTTGATTGTAATAAGCAAGAAACTGAATACTTGAAATATTTGCAACGACAGTTGCATAAGAAACAAAAAGGTTCAAAGCGTTATTACAAATTACTTATCCAAATTCAGAAGGAGTATGAACATATCTTAAATCAAAAAGATGATGTAGCCAATAAGATTGTATCACATCTTCTTAAAAATTATGATGTAATCTATTTCCAAGATGAACAGATTGCAAAATGGAAGAAAAAGAAGATGAAACAAAAGAAAAATAAACAGATGAAGAAATGTGGATTTTCTTTTGGTAGACAAGTTCAATCATCTTGTTTAGGTAGAGTTAAAGGAAAACTTGTTGCTTTAGAAAAGAGTGGAAGAAGTTATAAGATTTCAAAATGGCTACCTACAACAAAATTTTGTCCTAATTGTGGATGTCTTAATATGGTTACACTTGATGAAAGGACTTATGTTTGTGATTGTGGATACACTCGTGATAGAGATGTTCATGCTTCGAGAAATGTAAAATTGTTTGGCTCAACAAAAAGAGCTGAGTGGTTGGAACAACCCTCCGTTGAGGAATTGACCTCTGTTTCTCTGAACGCTAGTCGTTCGGATTTGCAAGTTAGTCCGTTGAAGCGAAAACAAGAAGTCACCACTCTTTAGAGTGGTGCGTAGTTCACATATTAAACAGTATTGCTCCTTATTTTTGGGACTTTTTTCTTCATGTTTCCGCTGTATAAAAAATATACAGCGGTTTTTTGTACTTGTTCTTATTTTTATTTTATGTTATAATGAATTGATTGAGGGGTAAATGACAAATTGGAAAAAACTTTTTGATGATATGCATATTCCGCAAAGACGGACGAAAGGTTGGAGTAACGTAAATTGTCCTCTATGCCGTAATCCTGTTGATACACACTTTAACGGTGGATTCAGCGACAGTAGTCCTGCATATAACTGTTGGAGATGCGGTAAGCATTACTGGCTTGAACCGTTGTCTTTGATACTTAAAACAACACCTTTTGAAGCAAGAAAAATTGTTGATTCATATAGTTTTAATACTGCAAACAAACCAGTCGATTATGAACGAAAACAGAACATTGTGTTACCTGGTTGTAAAGAACTTACTAGAGGTGAGTTTGAATATCTTAAAAACAGACAATTCAACATACCGTATCTGCAAAAGAAGTATGGAATACGTGGTGGGGGTATAGCGGGTGACTGGTCGTACAGAATAATCATTCCTGTATTTCTGGAAGGTAAACTTGTATCATGGACAGGACGAAGTATACTGGACAGGAAGACAATAGATGAATTAAAGATTCCACGTTATAAAAACTTATCTATTGAAAATTCAGTAATAAACCCAAAAGAAATATTATTCAATGTCGATAATTGCAGAAACACTTATGTCATATTGGTTGAAGGTCCTTTTGACGTTCTAAAGATGGGGGATGATTGTGTATGCAGTTTAGGAACCAGTGTGACAGCTGCACAGAAGAAATTCCTTTTAAGTAGATTCAGAAAAGTATTTATAGCTTTTGACAACGAAGTATCTGCACAACAAAAGGCAAAGAAACTTGCTGTTGAACTTGATATGCTGGGTATTGAAGTTGAAGTGGTTAATATATGTGCTGATTACAATAAGAATGACCCAGGTGAACTTACCACTAAAGAAGTACTGGCTATCAAGAAAGAACTGTTTGATTAAAAAGCACACCTGTCAACGACAAATGTGCTTTAGGTGAGGGACATACAGTTTTCCACAACTGTATAAGTAATATATAAAAAACCCTTGCTCAACGAACAAGGGAAAATACAAGAGGTTTTTATGAATATAAACACATTAACTATCCTAATTATAGGACTATTAATCAAAATAGTCAATAAAAAACACATCCTGAATCGGAGGAAAAAGGATGTGTTAAGGACATTAAAAATGAAATATCACATAACTCAGCGAATAAATCCGCCAAACGAAAATCATAATAATATATAAGTTTCAAAAAAAACACACTTGCTTTAACAAGTGTGTCAAGGAGGCTTATGCTACCATATCGTATAAGTCCTGCCAAACCCTACAATCATTATTGTAGGATATATTGGTTAATTAGTCAACAAAAAAACACACCTGTTTGTTAGCCAGGTGTGTTAAAAAAATACAGGAGACCAAAAAAATGTTAAAAAAATGAACGATTCATAATAATATATAAAAAAACACTTCCAATATCAACGATACGGAAGTGTTAGTGATGTAGTAAAATAATAGTAACTGAATTATTATTTGTGAAAATATATAAGTTTTAACTTACTACCCAAAGAGTAATATCTTTGGTTGAATCACGAGTGAAAGTTTGTGTAACCGTTGTACCTGATTCATCCCATGAAACGGAAAATGATGTGTCTGATATTTTCACATACATATCGTCTGGTGCCACAAAAGATTCTACACCAATACCACTTTCAAAATTACCATATATATGTTTAAGATTTTCAGGATTTTCCGGTGATGTTTCAACATTAAAATAGGAATAAAAATTTGTACCAGGGTCTCTAGTGTCATCAACAATCCAGGCATAAGCTGTTGAATTATTTTCACTTGCGTTTGGATTGACTGTATAGTTGTTTCCAGTTTTTTCAATAGTTACTGTTCTCATAATCTAACTCCTTAAAGAATAACATTTAACCAATATGGAATTTCAATTTTATATTTGTATTTAATAATAATCAAAGCAATGGAACCAAGAATCTTTATAACAAGAACAATAGCAACGATACGAAGAATCTTGTTCTGTCTTTTAATCTGTTCAGTCTGTTTAATCAAAGCGTTACAGGCTTCAGATGATTCCTTAATTGCTTTTTCAGCTTTTTCATCACTTGCTTTCAATGTTTCTTTTAATTCATCAATAGTAAGATTCTGTGAAGCAATTATTTCATCCCTTTGCTGGTTAATTACTTTCAATTCTTCCATCTGTATACGCATCTGGTTTGCGTAATCGGAAAATGATTGTGTAAATACAGGCATAAAGAATGTAAACAGTAATATACTAATCAACGTTTTCTTCATTTACAATCTCCTTTATTTTATCATACAGCATTGATTTAAGAACAATCTGTTCGTTTTCATCTACAGTAGGTGCCATAACGTCATAAACGAATATAAGCTGCCTGATTTGTGCAACCATATCCGCTTTCTTGTTGTATTCCTGTTCCATTTTATCAAGGTTCAAACCCATGTCTGAAAGTATTTCATTTTCCCTTTCATTGAGTTTTGACAGTTCAATGTCATGATTGTTTATGGTTTCAAGCATTACTGACATTTGTGCATTAAGCTGTTTAATGTCGTAGTTTTCCTTAATACCTGCTGATTTACCAGTAGTAAGACAACTAGTAAACAGGAAACAGGAAATTATAATAGTTATAATAAATAAGTTTTTCATTTGTCATCCTTTACAAACTTTGAAAAAGAATAAATACCCCAGCATTGTGAACACCAGTACAAACCTAATGCAAATACCGAGGCATGTCTGTCGCATTTATGACATTTTTTATTGATAAACGTAACTCTATCTTTCAGTGGCGGACAAGTGTTCTGAAGGTTCTGCTGATTCAACAGGATGCTCATTTCCTGACCCTTTATTTTCAAGAAAATCCTTACTGAACAGTTTTTCAAGTTTTTTAAGGATATAATCGTAAAAGATAACACCTGTTGAAATACCGACCATTGTTGTAAAGATGTAAGGGTTAAGGAATTTAAGTATCAGGCTTCCGATAACACCTACACCAATAGTGATAAGTATTTTGATTCTTTTATCCTGTACATCAAAAAACTGTTTCAGTAGTTGTGTAATACCTACCATAAAGATTGCGATTTTTGATACTGTACCAAAGTCCAAAATTTCCATTTTATTGCTCCTTAATCGTTAAAAGTATAAATATAATAGCTGACAACGGTTCCTTCCGAAACTGTTTTGCTGTTTACATAAACATCAAAATAACGTCTTCTGAAATGATTAGCTGTCTTTTCCTTGTTGATGTATTTTACAATGCTGTATTCGTTGGGTTTAAGACTACCACATGCATTCATTATACGTCTTGTTACTTTCTTACCTGTAAGTTCTTTAAGGATAGCAGTATCGTTTTTAACTGTATAATCTTCACTAATCCACTTTTTATTCCATGCTAAATTCAGTATGTCTATAAAATCAACTTTATAATCTTTGTATCTGTTGTCAAGTTTGTAGTCTTCCGCTACAGAAAGTAATGAAAGGAAAAAGCATCCTTCCTTAATTCCCCACAATTTATTTTGTATTCCTTCGTATCTGCTTGTCATTATTTTAATCCTACCTTTACAGCTATATAACCAAGTAGGATTGTTCCCACAGCTGCTGCAAGCCATGCAAGCCATTTCATTGCAATACTTCCCGCACGGTTTTCTAATTTATTCAACCTGTCCATTATTGCAGGAAGTGTTACATCCTTAATTTTATCGTTATCCTTTTCAAGTTCCTTCAAACGGTGTTCTTGAATCTGTGTCTGTGATAAGATTTTCATAATTTCGTCAATCTTCTTTTCAATGTCTACCAATCTTTTTTCTACCAATTCTTCATTCATAGAAATTAACTCCTGGTTTTGAAAGTTTTTTCTAAAATAATATATAAGTTAAGGAGGATGATATGAAAACAGCAATTGTTATATTAGGTGTTTTATTTGTTATAGTAGTTCTTTATGACATCATTGATGATTTTATGCACAGACATTAAAAAAACTATTGACAGATTTTATTATATGTTGTATACTCATATTATAATTTTTAATTAAGGGGATAATTTTTTATGAAAAATAAAACAATGCTATTAATATCTAAAATCTGTTTTGTCATAAATTGTTTAATGGCTGTGGTTTCCATGGTCGGTTTGTTTTATGGTAATTTCTATTATTACCTTACATTGTTGGGTATTAATATCGTAGGAATCGGACTTAATTTTTATAACATAATTGATTTGAAAAGGTGGAAAACAATGAGTAAATTGCCAACTTCAAAAGAAGAATACGAAAGAATGATTCTGGAACATGAGGAAGAAGAATATTATCTTTGGCTTGAAGAACAAAGACAAAGAGAAGAGGAACTTCAAAGACAGAACTATGATTTTGAACGTGGTGATGTAAAATATTAAGGAGTAAGATATGGCAAAAGAACTTAAACCGCATAAGTGGATAATGCATAAAGGAATTGTACAGTGTGAAAACTGTGGTTATATCACTCTATATGGTTATACAGATAAAAATAAACTTTGCTTTAATTGTGGAGCAGGGTTTTTCAGATATAAAGAAAACGAAGTGAGAAGTATGGATTTAGTAACAGAAGGAGTTGAATATGAAACAATTGAAGAAGCAATCAAAGAAATGTAAGTGCAAATATTGTAAAGGTAGAGGACTTGTTCTGATTGCAAAAGATATAAAAGGATTGCAGGAATGTCCTTACTGTAATGGAACAGGAGTTATTCAAGATGAAAAAGTAAAATAACAGGAGGAAAAATATGAAAAATACAAGAGAATTTTTACATAAATTCGGCAAGAAAGATGCCACCTTTTAAGGTGGCTATATGAATTGCCGTAAAAATTACACTTGCAATCGTAACTATTAACTATTATAATATTGTTTGGCTCAACAAAAAGAGCTGAGTGGTTGGAACAACCCTCCGCTGAGACATCAATCACTACACAATCAATCGCTAGTCGATTGGTTATGCAAATTGAGTCTGTGAAGCGAGAACAAGAAGCCACCACCTTTTAAGGTGGTGCGTAGTTCACATGACCTTACAGATGAACTGATTGAATCTCAAGTAAGCAATCCTAGAGATAGTAGAGTGATTTTTGACATTTTAGCAAAACATATTGTTCCTATTATAAGGGAAAGAAACAATCTTATTAGTTTTATAAAAGGAACAATAATTAATAATACTGCTAACTTTATTAAAAGTTATGAAGAAAACGAGGAATACCAGATTTAGAGAAATTAACTAACGGTATGATTCAGAGAACATATTAGAGGTGAAGTAATGACAGAAGAAGAATTACAAAAGCAGAACGAAAAAATGAAAAACTGCTTGAATTGTAGATGGGAAAGTCCAAGTAGTTTCTGTGATAATTGTAAAAGAGCAGAAGGACAGATATTTGCTGATACATTAACTGATGATAATTGGGAGTCAAAAGAATGACATTGGAAGAAAAAGCAGTAAAACATTCCTTACAATATGATGTACCGTATTCTGAAGAAGCTACACTTGAAGATATGTTGAGCAGACCACAAGATTTCACGATTGAAACTATTTTAGGTGTAGTAAAAGTATTAAGACAAAAATCATATAAAGATGGATACATAAATGGTGCAAAAGAAAATGGTGTTGTGTGGCACGACCTTAGGAAGAATCCTAAAGACCTGCCACCAGTATATAAAACAGTTTTAGATGATGAGGGATTTGAATGTTTTTATGTTAAAGTAGCAGTAAAGAAAGATGTTTTTGTAGAAAAATGGAAATATTATGACATTAATGGTGATGAGTGGGAGCAAAAACCACCTATAGCATGGTGCGAAAGACCACAGTTTAAGGAATAAATGAATATGTTATTTGATGATGTAAAACTTCAAATTTCAAGTTCTTATACATATAAAAGAATTATTTATAATGATTATATATGCAATTGGTCAAAACCACATATTTATAGGAAAGGAATACATGGGGAACGGTCGTTGTGTGGTAAACACTATTATTCAGAAGATGGTGGATGCGAAGTTGATATGTATGTTGTTAGAGAAAATCCAAAATTAGTATGTCAAAAATGCTACAAAAAATATATAGAGGAGTAAATTATGTTTGAGAAACAAGCAGAAAGCAAAGCAATAGAAACTTGCCCTTATAATCTTGATATGCCAACTTATGCACAAGGTTTTGTAAACGGTGCAAAGTTCGGCTATAACAAGGCTAATGAATGGCATTATGTAAAAGACTGTTTACCACCTGAACCTGAATGTGACGGAGATATACTTAAACCTTTAGACTATTTTTGTGCTTACAAATTAAAAGATGGTGGTTATGAAACAGATTTCTTTACTTACTATGGTAACGGTGAGTTTTTAGGAGAAAATAGAGAATATCCTATCTATGCTTGGTTAGGACATCCTGTTTGTGTACCAGAACCACCGAAGGAATAGAAACAATGGATTTAGTATATGCTCCTATGGGTAAAATTGAAAAGAAATGTTTATGTTGCGGTAAGGTTATGGAATTAGACATAACTGAAGATAGAGATTTTTGTGACAGGTGTTTCATTATTGTGTGTCGGGAAGTATTTAATAAGGCAAACGGTAAAATGGGTTATGAGAAATTTTTAAGGAGATAAAAGAAAATGACTAAAGACGAAGCACGTTTATCTGTTATGGGTGCAATCAGTATGGCACTTAAAGACCCGACATTGCAACAGGGATTTGAGATTATCTGTAAAAATCTTTCTGAACTTGAAAAAGAAAATGCAGAACTAAAACTAAAACTTGAAGCCTTAGACGGACAGGTACCATGGGAAGACATAAAGGATAAAAGTGAAATAATTGGAAAACTTACAGAAGCAAAAGACCTTTTGATAACATATAAGGATTTCCTTGAATATGATGCTCTGACTACACGGCTAGGTAATTTGTATGATAGAACTGTTAGGTTCTTGAAGGAGTCATAATGCTAATATTTGAATTCTTTATGGACATCTGTTGTATTATTTTATGGATATTTATCAGTATATTGTTCTTACCTCTGTACATTGGAGCAGGAATCTTTGCATGGGCAGAAGAGTTATATAACAGTTGTATTAAAGAGGTACAAGATAGCTATAAACAATATAGGAGGCAGCAGAGTGACAGAAGGTAAAAGAGAAAAATGACAAATAAAGAATACCAGACTTCAAAGCAAATTCATTTGAAGATTTATCGTTGCTAAATGCTTTATCCGAAGCAGAGCAATTTTTGAAGGAAAGATAAATGAAAGAAGTTTTTTATAGAATTATATTGTTTCTAATACCTTATGTTCTTGGTTTAATATTAAGTTTACTTAGTTATAATAACGTTAATGTTATATATAATATATGTTTGATTTTCGTTGTTAATATTTGTTTTTGTATATTGTTGGATAAATTTAAGGAGTTATAAAATGAAAAGTTATAAACAATTGTTTTTGGAAATCGCCAATTCAACAGATTATAATAAGAACTGGTTAACAGGTGCAAGTTGGCGTTATTATATAGATGAAAGTGATAAAAGAGTTTATGTGCAGTTCCAGGAAACAAAGACTTGGCAGGACTGGATTTTTAATTTTATTATAATTCCAGTAAAGCTTAAAAATGATTTTGGTCAGTGGATAAAAGTTCCACTAGGAAATTATCTGCAATTCAAATCCGTTTATAAAGAGATAAATGGAATCATTAAACCGTATCTTGATAATGGTTATCAGTTGTTTATATCAGGATGGTCACAAGGCGGCGTAACAACAGGACTATTCGGATTTATGAATCCATTTACTACTATTATCATGTACGGTACACCTAAATTCCTGAAAAGAAAAGAAGATGTGGAAACATACGATAATTGTGTAAATTACATAAACTTTCTTTATCCTGATGACCCGATAAGGGAAGTTGTTCCTGGGTATGAAAGACCGACACACACAATGTCTGAAGGATATATTCCAGACTTCCCGCCAGTAACATTGGACGACAAACATCGTATCTATGGTCATTCTACTTATAAGGATTTCAGAGGTAATGAGGAATTCTAAGCTTGTTTATTATATAAAAAGATAAATACTTATATAATAAGTTAAAGGAGTTGGAACAATGAAAGTTTATTTTAACGGTTACATATATTTTACACTTGACGGACAGGATTATTTTGCTGATGTACAGGCAGAAGGAACACTTGATTCATACGATGACCCTGTTGATATAAATTATCTTTATGTTGATTCAGTATATATGAATGACGAAGATAATACTGAAGTTGAAACAACAAAAGAAATGGAAGATACAATATCCGAAAATCTTCTTTATCTTCCTGTAGGTGACGATGAAACAGACAGTTCACAGTGGCATTACGACCATGGCGAACCTTATTCATTGGACGACTGGAACTAAATAAATGTGGTTTTGTATAACTGAAATAATATTAGGTTTAATCATCTGCATAGCAGTATATTTCAAAAGTATAAACGATGCAGAAGAACTTGAAAGGTTTATACGGAACATGACTAATGAAGAAGATTCTTGAGATATCAAAATCAATTCATATCAATTTTATATTGTTCTCATTACAATTATTAGTATTAAAACTAAACGATATACCCATTTCATTATATACAGTCATATTTCTTCCTTTAATCCTTTTTGTAATTTCTATAATTATAATAAGGGTTTTTAATTAATTATATAACAATAACTTATATATTTAATTATAATATAAGGATTTAACAATGGCTGACAAGGCAGAAACAAAAGCGAGACTGATTCGCCCGATAGTTGATATAGAAACATGGCTTACTGATAAGTTTTATGTAGGTCCTGAAGCAGACTACATACGTCCTTATGTGGCGGATTTTATCAAAGAATACAATACAGCAACATATATAAACGAAATCGGAATAAGAGTACCTAAAAGGAAGTTCCTGTGTACAGGTGCAGCACGTACAGGAAAGTCATACGGTGCAAGGTTACTGTTGATGCGTATACTGTATGAAATGAGTTGTTATGAGAACTTCCCATGTCTGTTTGGTCTGTCACCCTCTACCACGCCAAAAATATTTTGGCTGTCGTATACTATATCCAAATCAGAATCAACAGGTCTTAAAGGTCTTATCAGGATGGTAGACAAAGTACCTTACTTCCAGTTACCAAGTCTAAAAAGAAAACCGTTGGAATCGGAATTGATTTTTCCTTTCTGTGAAATAAGAAGCGGCAGTAACGTATCACACATCGTTGGTGAAGATATGCTGGGATGTATACTTGATGAGGCTAATGTCCGTAAAGTAGCAAAAGGAACGGAAGTTGAAGAAACACAAAAGATGTTCCAGGAAATGAGACAGCGTTCGGTAATGACATTCAGTAAGAACGGTATATGGGGTGGATTCAGCGGCATAATATCTTCATCAACCACATCATCTTCATTCGTAGCACTTGAACTTGAAAAAGCAAAAAAAGACGGTGATACGGTAATAATGGAAGCAAGCGTATATGAAGCAAATCCGGAACAGTACAGCAAAGAAAAGTTTCCGGTGTTCATAGGTAACGGAACAATCCCGCCTTTCATAGTGGACAAGATAGATGCAGTAACAAAAACATTAATAAACGATACCTACGGAATGACAAGTGACGATTACATAAAGAACAATCCGCAGTATATAGAAATGGTTCCTGTAAGCATAAGGAAGTTCTATGAAGAAGATTTAAGCTTTTCACTTGCCAATATGTCGGGTAAGGTACAAAGTGGTAATTCATTCTGGCTTAATCAGAAATACATAAAGACATTATGGAATGAAGACAAAAAGCCGTTTAATCAGGAACTTATAAATGTAGGTATATTTGATGATGTTGATTGGGAAAGTTTATTTGATGAAACATATATTATGCTCAACTACCATGGTGAGAATGTCTATATTCATATAGATGCTGGTTTGAAAAATGACCATACAGGGTTTAGTGCTTTATTTTATAATATAGAAGAACATAAAATAAATTCACTACTCACAATGGAATGTACTGTTAATAGAAATATTCCAGATAATCAAACAGACCAGACTAAATTGTGGGAAGTAATATTATTATTAAAAAAATGGGGTGCTAATATAAAACTGGTAACAGGAGATATTTGGGCAAAATCCTATATCATTCCTCAAGCCAAACAACAAGAAACATTTACAGGTGAATATTATTCTGTTGATACTGATGATATGGCAGCGTATCTTACAATGTACAATTATATGAAAGTAGGATTATATTCTATACCTTATTATCAACAAATGGAAACAGAATTGAGTGAACTTCAAAGAGATATGGGTACAGGTAAAATAGACCACATGAATAATCCTAATCCATCAGAACCGATACATTTTAAGGATGTTATAGATGCTTTTGCTGGTGCAAGTTTTCAGTTGTTTACGAGAGAAAACATTTCATATGATGACCTTATAATACAAAGAGGATTGGAAAAAGTACAGGATAGAATAGTATCGGATAACTTTTATGAAACCATATCAAAAGATGAAGAAGCAGACATAGAAGATGAGATGAAATTATTTGAAACCAGTTTGTATGGTGAAGATAATGATTATGTGTCAATGGACCTTTTGTAATTATATATTTTAATAACTTAAATTAAAGAGGAAAATTAAAATGAGCAGATTCATTTCAGTTACTAAAGTAAATGACGAATATCAGGTAAATACTAATGCCAGTTTGGTGGAAGCAACACCGAAAGGTATGTCCATAGCAAGTTATGATACGGCATATTGTTTCCTTAATATTGAAGAAAGTCCTATGGTACCAAAGAAAGGCGGTACCACTTATGAGGCTCCTACAGCCGAATCATGGGAATTATGGAGTGAAAGTGACGCAACTTATGACAGTGCAAGTAAGGCGGTATTTGCAAGTAACTATTATTCCATAATGCTTACCAATGGATACACCGGTTATGCTATTATGAAAGTTGGTAATAAAATATACGCTTTTGATTTGGATACTACTGATACTATAGTTGACGGTATTGAACTGGAATTTGACAGTACACTTCCTGTACCTATAGTAACAAATCACAGTGGTGTGGAATACGAATCAGGACATCTTGTTACAGTAACAGATAAAAACAACTATCATATAAAATTCAACGGTGATGACGGTTTCTACAGTTATGAGGACAATATATGGAATGCAGTATATGGAGATTCTGATTATTATTCACCTGACTCTTCCGATGTGTACCAATATATTACAGTAGGTGCATTGGATACTACCAACAGAACAATCAATATAAAAAGATACTGCTTACAGGGCATTGATTAATCATAACTTTCTTCCCTTATATATTATTGTAACTCACAGTAATCTTATAAGGGAGGAAAATGAGTTGGACACATTCTTAACAAATACCAAAAACAATAATTATTCTCACAAAAACAATGTTCAAAGGAGTATGGAACTATGAGTGTCAATGTTTATGACAACGGTGAATTGAAGAATATTAGTGGTGGCAGTGGTGGTGGTGCAATCAGTTATACTACAGAAGAAGTACCTACAGGCGGTACATGGATAGACGGTAAACCTATTTATAGGAAAGTATTTAGTGCTGATACCAGTAGTGTTACTAGTTTTAGTAATCCTCTTGTTGTGAATACGGGACTAGCAAATGTTGTAGACAATCTGATTAAATTTGAGGCAACTAGAAAAAACACAGGTGCTGTTGATTCTACATGGTTTACATCTGACTTTCTCAATTACGGTACGGCAGACAATTACCTTGTTCACATGGATTTTGTTGCTAATACTGGTGAACTTAGGCTTTATTCTGGTAGTAATGGATACAAAGGAACTGCTATAGTTATTATGGAATATACTAAAACCAATTAAAGGAGTATGAATTGTGAGTACTAAAATCAAAATAAACAACGAATGGGTGGATGTTGCCAATGTTTCAATATCTGACGTAATAAGAAATCCTGACTGGAGCAGGGTTGTTGAAATTCCAAGAACTACAATACAATCACCATCATCAGGATATGTATGTCCTGAAGACGGTATTATTATTGTAACATACTTTATTGCAGCGGATGATAGTCCTACAGGTCGTAATGTTTATGTTAATGGCAGAAAAGTAGCGGCTGCTTATAGCAATGAGACTAATATGGACATTAGAAATTCAAATTGTCAGATTCCTGTTGGTAAAGGTGATGTTATTACCGCAGACGCTGAAACACAATTTCTTAATGATGCAGTTAAGTTCGTACCTTATAAGACAACTGTAATCGACAATAGATTTCCGATAAATTATTCAACTTCAGAACAGGATACCGGTAAGTATTGGATAGATGGTAAGAAGATTTATTGCAGAGTATTCAAAGGTACAAACGCTACACCTGTAACCCAAAATTCTAGGGATGCTTTTAATAATGAGTTTGTTATTTCAGGAGGAGTTGACACCCTTATTACTTGTAATGGAAGTGTAAGTTGTTATCGTTCTGGTGAAACTGACCCTTATATAACTCAGAATTTCTTTTCAGCTATGATAGACCAAGATATGGGAGTCTATTGGAGTGGAAGAACATTTAAGTCTAGTACAGGTTTGATTCAGACTTTCTATGCCCGGGCAAACACATTTGTTAAAATAGATTATTCCACCGTATATGAATATACAAAGATTACAAACTAAGGAGTAAATAAATATGAGTAAACAATATCTTGACAGAGACGGATTACAGATTGTAGCAAACAAGACTGAAAAGAAATTCCGTTATGACGCAATGCCTCCGGCAGGTAGTTCCTTTGAAGGCAAAATCATTCAGTATGTCGGTACAACTACACCGAACTATAAACAGGGTTTCTTCTATACATCAGTAGAAGATAGTGGAAACTGGTCATGGGAAGTTGTCAATGTAAGTGAAGGGCTTGAACATTGGATAGGTACTCAGGCTGAATATGAAGCACAGAAAGAAAATATTCCTGACGGTGCCATTATTGCATTGACAGATGAAATTGATACTACCTATGACTACGGCAGGTACAGTACTGATGAAGTAGTAACTGGACAAAGGTGGGTCGATAATAAACCAATTTACCGTAAGGTATTTACAGGACTTAGTTTGACACTTACTACATCATGGACTCAAGTACCAAGTATTGATACTTCTGAAATTGATAATATCATTCATTCTGATGGTATAACAACTGGCGGTGCTGCAATTACAGTAGATGCTTCGCCACGTGCTTCATATCCTGATTATTATTTATCACTTGAAGCACCGCTTTCACCAGCACCACTTGGTATATTAATTCTTGAATACACTAAGACAACAGATTAAAGGAGATAATTATTATGGGAATGTATAAGAAAATAGACAATAATACTTTACAGAAACTTTCAGGTTATACTGTAATCGCAGATGGAAGTTGTGCTGAAGTTAGACATGGTACGATAACATTTAACAATCCTACATGGGGAATAAGCCAGACAGTAACATTTGAAACTGTAATGCCTGATACTGATTATGAAGTTATATTGGAACATCCTGTATCGGGACAGAATTACGGAACTGACCCTGTTACAAGTCCTTCAAACATAAGTATCAGTAACAAAACAATCACCGGTTTTACTATGACAATGTATCCTATAGGAAGTGTTATTAGTGCAGTTGTAAATTATACAGCAATCAAGCTTATAACAATGGAAGGATTTACTGAAATACAGAACAAGATAACAAACCCTGATTCAGTACCTACAGAAAACAGTAACAATCTTTGTATAAGTGGCGGTATATATAATGCAGTTGTAAACAGAAGGTCAACGTTTGTCGGTACACTAGCACAATGGGATGCTTTAACGGCAGCTGAAAAGGATGAATACGAAGTTGCTGAAATTAATGATGGTGTGAGTGTTTCAAACACATTGTTACAGCAGATTTATCCTGTAGGTTCAGTTTACATTAATACAGTTGATGTTAATCCTTCTACTATATTCGGTTTCGGTACTTGGGAAAGAATTGCAAGTAATATGGCTTTATGGGGTGCTAGTGGTAATGGACAGGTTGGTACTACTAAAGCAGCTGGACTTCCTAATATATACGGTCAACTTGGTTTGAATAATGTTGGTGTAACTGTAGCTCCTGCTGACCCAAATGATTTTATAAATCCAAATATACCTTTGCACGCAATAGGAATAGAAGGTTCAAATGGATATCAATACACCAGTGGTACGACAGCTACGATGTATGGTGGAATTGTTGTAGATGCTTCTAAATCAAATTCCATATATGGTAACAGTACAACAGTACAACCACCTGCATTGGTAGTTAATGTCTGGAAACGTACAGCCTAGGAGATACTATGAGTACTAAAATTAAAATAAATAATGAATGGATTGATGTTGCGACTAATTCTGTTAGTGACTCAATCCGTAATCCGGATTGGTCAAGAAAAATACAAGTTTCTTTTGCACAGCTTTATGCTGGATATACTTGTCCAGAGGATGGTTTCTTTTGTGCAACAGTTGCCAATAATTCTGATGCCTTGTATCTATATATAAACGGACAGGCAGTAGGTGTAAACAATGCTAATCAATATTCTGAAGTCTTTGTTCCAGTGGGTGCAGGAGATATTATTAAATCATCTGTGCAAGGTACACAGGGTTTTGCTTACTTTATACCTTACAAAATATCAGTTGCCGAACCTGTTTATGTAGGTGAAAAGATTAACGGTACTAAGCTTACACCGACTATCACTACATTAACTGATACCACTACAAAGATTGGTGAGATTACTTTAACAAAAGGAAAGTGGCTCGTATATATCAATTCATGGACACCAATTGCACTTGAAAGTACTGAATGGGCTTTAGTGATATTTGGTGGTTGGACTGTCAATGTAGTACCAGGATTAAATGCAATGATACCGTTGGAAGGATATGTATCAGTTAATTCTACAACCACTTATGATTTGAATCTTCGTACTATGCTGGCAAGTCCTAAAACAGCTACACACGATTATGTTTTCTATGCTGTAAGAATTGGATAACAGGAGGAATGAATGTCAGTAAATGTTTATGATAATGGTGAACTGAAAAAGATTGCCGGTCTGACTAATTCAACCGATAACAGCATCGTAGAATTCTTTAACTTCGTTAAGCGGGACCCTGGATATGATTTCGCAATAAGAGATAATATTTTGGGTAACTTTGTGTTACCACAAGGAACTTGGTTGTTGTTCGGGGAATGTTATACTGATTTCAGTTGGTTTGGAATAGGTCCTACTCAAAGTGAGAGTGATAGAGGCATACTTCAGATGAGATGGATAACCCAGCTTGATGCTGAACAGTATGGTTATAGAACCGATATAGTTAAGAACAATAATGATACTACATATTATGTTCATCTGTTTAGAGATGCTGCGGGTACTGCAAATATCTATGGGATAAAAATAAAAGGCATTAAAATAGCATAAGGAGAATAAGATGAGTAAACAATATTTGGATAAAGACGGACTTGAAGTAGTAAGGAATAAAGTAAATGAAGCTCGTGAAGTATCTGCAGGAGCTATGGCACTTGCTGAATCAATTAGCCAGAATGTTACACCTACTTTTACAGGAACATTTGCTCAATGGAACGCTTTGAGTTCGGCTGACAAATCAAAATATAAAATTGTAAACATTACAGATGATACAAGTGATGTTCAGAATGCTGTAAGGAATCCTGATTGGAGTAGAGCAGTAAATTACACAATCGATGAATTATATGCAGGTTTGCAGATGCCTGATGATGGTATCTTTATTGCTGTAATACAGAATCGAACCAAAACCAACCCTGGCTATGAAAATCGTTTATATGTTGCAGGCAAACCTATCGGATACTGCTATGAAACCAGTAATACGCCTGAGCCTTTGATAAATTGCCAAGTACCTGTAAACAAAGGAGACTCTGTATATTTAGATGGTGTAGCTGGAGCATTCATTCCCTATAATATGCTTTTCTTCGTACCATACAAGACTGAAGTGGTTATAACTGAACCGATGAACTATTCTACTACTGAGCAGTTTACAGGTAAATATTGGATTGACGGTAAAAAGATTTATAGACAATGTTGGGACCTTACCTTAACAAGTTATAGTGATTCAGGTAATAGACGTGTTCATACCTCAGCTGTATTGAAGGCTGGTGTTACATTTATTTCTGCTATTGGTGGTATGTATGCTGCTCTTCAGAACAATTCAGGTACACTTGTTCATACAAATTGGTTCCCTATCACAAACATTGTTGCAAGTACATCAATGACAGAAAACTGTAATGCTGGTTGTGGAGTGTCACCTAGTGGTGATTTAACGGTATCTGTTACAAGTATAACAACTTTGGATTGGCAGGAAGCCTATGCTAAGGTTTGGATTGAATATACTAAATAATGAAGGAGAAATTAAACTATGAGAACAATTACAGTAGAAAAGGTTGGAAATAACTATCCAGTAAATCCAAACGCAAGTGGTGGTGGGTCAGTAAGACTTTATTCATTTTGTCCTGATGAAGGATTTACATTTTGGTCTCCTAAGCAGGTACTTGAAATTGGTGATATATTAGCCGGTTCTCAATATGAAGGTAGTTCTTTAGATACTGTATTACCTGTTCTTGATGTTAAGACTGTTGCAGAAGTAAGAGAACTTACAGACCGTAGTTATTCAGGTTTTGATGATAATACAAGATGCTATAGACTTTATGAAGATGCTTCCGACCATTATAGTTGGTATATCTTAAATTCAGAAAATCCTAATTATTCTAGTGGCACATTGTATATTGATTTCTAAAAGGAGAAATAAATTATGAGTAGATATGTAGAAATTACTAAAGACGGAAACAATTATACAGTAAATCCGAATGGTACATCGGCAGATATTGAATCAAACAAAAACGTAACTATTGATGTTTCAACATATTCTGCACCTGTAGAAGTTATGCCGAGTGAAGGTAAAGACGCTATGGCACAAACAACCGTAACCTTGAACAACATACCCGGTGTAACAGGTCTTTATGGTGCTACAGCAAGTCAGTACATTGAATCCTATGTTTTTCTTAGTGATAGTGAAATCACATTATTTGAACATTATGAAGGTAGTGCAGCCACTATAGAAGATGCATTGGCAGATGAGGAAGACTGGTATGAGATTAGTCCGAATTTCAGTCAGCAGGTAAACGGTATTTATTGTACCATTCGTGAACAATCTTTTGTAGTTCATGGTTTTATTAGGATTACTATTTCGGATAAAATCTATGCTTTTGAAGATGGTACTTTAGGTAGTAGTTTTTCTCAAATACCTCAATATTAATAATAACTAAAAGGAGAAATAAATTATGAGAACAGTAACAATTGAAAAGAACAACGGTAATTATACTGTCAACACTAATGCGACATCAGGTGGCGGTATAACAAGTATCAATGAAACAATTACTACTTTTGGTGTAGAAGATAGTGTTTATCCTTGTTATTTGGCAATAGATTCAGAAAGAAATATTCTTACTGAAGTTTCTGAACTTCCAAATGCTTTCATGATTCTTGATGTATCAAGCGGCGGTGGAAATCCAAGAAGTTGTTATCGTACAGATGATTCAAGTGAATGGGATGAGAATGCCGGAGGTGATTTGTATTACAATGATAATTGTACATTCACACTTTCAGGTTCGGACTTCGTTATATTACCTTCAGATGGATATGACGTTACAACCGAGAACATCATTGTAAAGCAGACACCGCTTTCTTATATTTCAGTAGGTCATGTCGGTTCATAGAGGTGAAGCATGAGTACACAATTTCTAGACAAAAGTGGTTTACAGAAAGTTGCAGAAAACGTCAACACCAGATTAAAGACAGTGGACACTTTACCGCTTACGGCAGACGATGGTACTGTACTTCTTTATAAAGGTGTTGACGGTGCATACGTGAAAGGATGCACTTATCAGTATAATGCAACTGATGATGAATGGGTGAACATCACACCTTCCCTTGCTGAACAACATTATAATCCTGAATCCAAGAATGCTGTATCATCCAATGCAGTTGACGAAGCATGTTCACTACTTTTTGACAAACTGTTCAAAGTAGATACATGGACTTCAAAGACATGGGGTGGTCAAGTTGCTTCTGTTTTTACAGGTGACCAGGTTTGGACTGACGGTGATGACTGGTATATAAGTACTCTTAAAATCGACCTGTCCACTTCAAGCCTCGTTTATGTCAACTGGCAAGGATTGAACAACATTGATGCACAGAATATATGGAGTGACGGTGTGGATACTTATTATTCCAATATGGATTCACATTACAAGCTTAACAAGGATACTTATACATGGGTGCCGTATTGGGAATGGCAGTACAATAGATTCCAAGGTTGTGATGTATGGACTGACGGTGACGACATTTATGTTTCCAGAAGCAGCACACAATATGTCCTCAACAAACAGACTTACACATGGGATAATATGGACTGGGGCGGTTGGGAACCAAACGGTGTTTTTATCTGGACTGATAATGTGAATATTTACCAGTCATGGGGTGACACCAACAAGGTTCTCGATAAGAAAACAAAAAGATGGAATACTGTAACATTCAACGGTGAAAACGATATTAATGGAAGCTGTGTTTGGAATGACGGATTCAACAGTTACTTTTCATACGGTGCAACTCAATTGAAACTTAACAGACAGAAGCTTTTGTGGGAACCGGTTGTATGGGACGGATTGCCTGAGTTCTACGGCAACAATATCTGGATACCGCACAAGAACACCGTTTATCTTTCCATCAGCAGAACAAGTCAGTATCAACGTCAAGTAACGTTTGATACATTGGTAACGACTTAGGAGGAAATATATGAAATATTTGAATGAAGAAGGATTGCAGAAAGTTGCTGACAATGTAAATACAAGACTTAAAACAGTAAGTGAAATGCCTGTTACTGCAAGTCCGGGTGCAATAAGACTGTATGTCGGCGAAAACACAGCGAACTACAAAAGAGGTCATACCTATCAGTGGAAGGATGCTACAGTCGGTGATGTCTATTATGCATGGGTTGATATTGAGGGACCTTGGTATATCTACACTAAGACTGCAACACCCGATTCTGAATCAACTATTTACTGGAACGAAGATAATCATGGACAGCCTGTAACTGACAAAGCACCTGTTCCTGTAATTGGTGTTGATATATATATAGCATCATACGATTCTTCGACCAACAGAATTACGGATAGCGAGGGTTATATTTATGAATATGACCCTGAATACAATTATGACGAAAATATTCCTGCAGGTTGGAAAGATTTGGCGGGAGATACGGAAAACATAATTCTCAGTGATAAACTTCTTGACGGACTTTCAGACAAGAGTGTCATACTTTATATCGGTGAAGATAGGGATGAAGATATGCTTAAACTGCTTAAAGGTCATTTCTATGAGTTTACTACCAATGGAAACGACAACCTTTATGCCTACACCTATGACACATACTCACACCTTTACTGCAAGGACAAAGAACCTACGAGCGACAGTGTTCTTTATAATGCTTCCGGTGAACCTTATACGAATTATGTTAGTAAGACGTATTCAGACGACAGCTTCTATATTATAATAGAAGGCGGCAGTGAAAGACGTTATGGAAGAAATCCTGAACAGGACATAATCAACAACTGGTGGACTGATATTACTGCAAGGATTGGCACTGTCGTTTCAAACGTTCTTCCCAGTGTTGCAAGCTTTGGTGAATCAATCCTTTACACCGGTGAAACACCATGGAACGGATATCCTGTAAACGGTCATACTTATGTATGTGACGGTTCTGCACTTTATTACGGATGGTCACGTGAACACCATCCGGGATATTTTGCTTATACTTATACTACAATGGAAAATCCTCAAGTCGGTGACCATACAACATCCGGTGGTGAAATTAAGGAAGTCTATACTGATGGAAGTGGTAATGTCGAAAGAATAAAAGTCGGCAATTACGACTACTATAACAGGGAACCGTCAAAGGATTATCTCAATGCCGACTGGCAGGATGTAACACCATTGGAGTTCTTTGAAGTCAATATTACTGAATCAAGCGGAACGTATTTACTTGATAAACAGCCGACAGACTTTCATGAAGCTTACACCAACGGTAAAAGAATTATCGCTAAGTTCGGCAATATGGTAACGACAAACATAATCGCAGATGATAATAACAACGATTATCGTTTCAGTTTCATCAACATTGAATACGACAGTGTTAATAACATGAACTTCATTGTTACGACCCAGGTTCATTGTACGGCAAGCAGTTCATACTCTAACTGGAATCTGATTGAGGCAAGTACATCAGAAGTTCCTATGGAAGACGTTTACAGCACGAGTGAAACAAGAACCAGTAAAGTTTATGACGGCAAACCTGTTTACAGGAAATGTTATAACGGTAATATAATGCTGGGCACCATGACATATATAGATGTAACGGATGTTGAAACGCCTGTATGGTGTCATTGCCATTTCATTGAAAATGATGCGGTTGTTTCTTCCATTGAAGGTGTAACACCACGTTTCTCTTTTGCCAACAATGAATTGTCGTTTGTAGTATCAAACACAGTCGGAAATAAAACGGGTGCGGCTGTTATGGAATATACTAAGACAACGGATTAAATCTTGTATAAAAGGAGTTAATAAATGAGCAAACAGTATTTGGATAAGGAAGGATTACAGGTTGTAGCCGATAAAGTAAACGAAGCCCGTGAAGTATCTGCCGGTGCAATAGCATTGGCAGAACAAGCCAATGACGGTGTTACGGCACTTGAAACTGCCGTTGCACTTTACAACAGCTACAGCTTTGATGAAAAGTGGACTGGTGGCACATGGGTTGACGGTAAAAAGATTTACAAAAAGACATACGACCTGGGTACTGTTCCTTCAACTTCCAGTACAAGTGTTTATTGCCGTATTCCGTTTGATGTGGATTTTGAAACCGTTGTTGAAATTAAAGGTATAATTGTTCCTAACGAAAATGCTACTGAGGCTCAAAGGGAATATTATTCAATTCCTAAACCACCAAGAGTTGGTTCCAGTGATTTCAATGTTTCTCTTAAAATCAAACTTTATAACAATGTGCTTAATCTTGAACTTGAAACTAAGAGTGACCTTGGTAATAAAAAAGCCTATGCAACGGTTTATTATACTAAAACAAATAATTAATAGGAGTATAAATTATGTCAAAACAATACCTTGATAAAGACGGATTACAAGTTGTAGCAGATAAAGTGAACGAATCAAAGGAAGTAGCCAGTGGTGCTATGGCTTTAGCTGAACAGGCTAATGAAAACATCACAATGACTTTCACAGGCACTTATGCACAATGGAACAATTTAAGTGCTGTCGATAAGGCTAAGTATACTATAGTAAATATTACTGATGATGTTGGCGACAGCAGTATGACAGTAAGGAATCCTGACTGGGATAATGCTGTATCAATCACAATTGCACAGCTTGACAGCGGTTATACGTTTACAGGAGATGGTTTGTTTGTTTGTACAATCAAACCTAATTCAGGTACTTATGCCGGTATAAACATCAACGGTATTCCTGTAGGTGTGGTAACAGTTGACCCTCAACGTGGTCAGATACAATGTCCTGTTAAAGAAAGTGATGTTGTACAGACTACAACAGGAACAATGCATACAACTGCCGAAGGTAGCGCCTATTTTATTCCATATACAGTATCCGTTGAAACAGTACCGATGAACTATAGTACAGAGGAACAGTTTACCGGTAAATTCTGGATAGATGGTAAGAAGATATACAGGAAATGTTATGAAGGAAGCATAACTACTTATACAGATTATGGAGCTTTAAGACAGTTTCAAACTAATGTAGATTCAAATTCTGATATAGATGCAAAGATTGATGTAGAGGGGTATATGCAAACAGCTCCTTATGTACAAAAGTATTCTATAAATGAAACAGAAGGTAATGGGGGTAATGGGTTTTATCAAACGGCTCAGGTACGTTTGGCAGGTACTATTCCTAACCAAACGTTAGCAGCAGCTTTTTATGATACTGGCAAAGCCCTTACCTCTATAGCTTATCACTTTTGTATCTATTACACCAAAACTAATTAAAGGAGTAACAATATGTCAGTTAATTATTACAATAACGGAACATTGAAAAACATAAGTGGTGGTGGAGGCGGTGCTGTATCATATACCACGGAAGAAGTACCTACTGGTGGCACTTGGGTTGATGGAAAGCCTATTTATAGAAAAGTAATAACAACTGCACCTACTTTGACATCATCTAGTGGAATATATACGTATGATTTTGCAGAAACAATAACTGGTGTTGAAACTGTTGTTGAAATGAAAGGATTTTTTAACAGCAACACATCCACCACAAATGGATATTTTCTTCCATTACCGGAAGTTTCTTATTACGACCAGGCACACATGATAGAATTAGTATTGTATGAGGGTATAGTCAGATTAATTACTAAGACACAAATAAATCTATCAACAACTAGTTCTTGGCAAGTAATAATAGAATATACCAAAATTAACTAAAGGAGTACAAATAAATGGATAAAAGATATCTTGATGAAGATGGATTATCAATAGTTGCCGGTAAGGTGAATATGAAAGTGGAACCTGTTAAACGGCTTCCATTGGATGCCATTGAAAACAAAACGGTTATCTATAGCGGTGAAACAGGTAACAACGTTATTAAAGGTCATATCTACAAATATGAAACTCCTCATGAGGTAACATTTACATTATCGGCACCGGGTACGGATTCAACAGGATTCATCCTTTCCAACTTCAGTGAATTTCCTTATGAGAACAACGGATGGTATTTTGATGAACCGAGTAATGTGGAACTGTTCAGGGAATTGATAATCAGCGGTGAGACTATTACATTTTCCAGTTCTCCAAGATTCACATTTGAAATATATCCTGAACCAGACCCGATGATTATCGGTGCCATGTTCAATGCACTTCACGCTTCGTGGAAAGAAGGACAGACACCATCGCCAAGTGCTTATTCAATTACACTTCAATGGGGTGAAAGTAGATGGGTTGACATTACTGATGACGGAACCAGTGCCGCAAACAAGGTATACAACACACTCGAACAGTTGAAGAACGATACTTTCCAGTTTGACTCACTTCCTACAAACATAGGCTATTACCTTGGCAAAAACATCCAGCTTGAATCGAATGGATATTTCTATAAGGGTGTCGGTGTAGGTGAACTTGAGGATGTTGATACTACAGGCAAGTTCCATTCATTCCTCAGTGATTACGGAAGGAACATTATGGTTATAGCTGAACCTTATGCCGGTCAAAGCGGTTCTGTACTGATTAACGGTTATCAGTATTTTTGGGATTCAGTAACAGGCGGCGGTGCTATGAAAGTTGAAACCGATACTTTCCATAACAGGATTGACTTGTTCAACGGTGAGTTTGTTGTTGAGTCTGTATCGTTACAGGAAATAATCGACCTTGGTTTGAGGGTATATACAGATTTCGATTGGGAACAGATTGTATTCCCGGACAGTGAAGCAAGAGAAGTTGCTGCAGGTGCTATGGCATTGGCTGAAGCGGTTTCTGAAAAAACAACGGTAACAAAACAGACACTTGCTTCGGGTAATACTTCAGTTACGTTCACAGTTCCTACAAGCGGTGATTACATGGTTGATTTCTTTATAAGTGACGGCAGTTCCTATAACAGCATTAATACAAGTGTAGCCGGTCAAGTTACCGTTAATTATGACAGTGCTAATTCAAACAGAACTGTTATGTGCAGGATTGAGGAGGCATAAGTTATGGTTGCTTATAGAAGTGATAAAAAAGGTACAGTCAAAGCTTATTATTGGGGAATAAACAGATACTTCCAATTTGAAGTTGCTCCTCCTCAGAATACACCGTTGAGTGAATTAAACGCCATGAAACTTCTGGATTGTGTTCTGGATGAAGAACGTTTTGCTGTCACACCTTTTGAATTCAGATACGGTACTATAATGGAATATTACAGATTGTCCGATACGAGTTTCAGGGTCGTTACCGATATCAACGACATGACATTAACTCGTAACAGTCAGTACGATATTACATTGTGGTAAAAAAACACTTGACAGATTTTAATTTGTGTTATATATTTAATGTACAGGTTGGTTAACAGCCTGTACATTATTTTTTTTTGAGGGATAATTTTTATGGCAAAGAAAGAAGCATTAAACAAAAGACCTTGCTACAAATGTATCCACTATACACGCTGTCAGGTAGTGGATTATGTTTACAGTCCGTGTTATGAAACAGACAAGAATAGTGATGATTATCACGGTGCGTTTGAACTTAACACAAACGAAGATGAGGAATAATTATATACTATTACAGGAGTAAAACTAAAATGAAAACAAATATATCCGTTGAACAGTTTGCAAATATTATTTCTGATATTACAGCCGATGTTGTTTTGATTTCAAATCTTGACAACAACGATTCATTCAGACTGGACAATCCTGACATAAGACTTGAAAATAATTACATCAAGTTTTCCAATAACGGTGGTGAATTAAGAATAAAAGCCGATACCATTACAGGAATAAACGGAGCAGGTGACAGCATAGGCTTTTTTACCAATGATAAGATGATAATGTTGATGATGGATAATGTAAATGAGGTAATGGATAAAATATCACAATTTGAATAACTTGTAACTTAAATCATTCATTACTTCATCAGGAACACCGTTTTTATATTTTTCTTTTAAGTAATCAAGGTGTTCCTGGGTGTTGGTATAAGTTGAACCCGAATACCTCATGTTAGTTTTGGTTCTATAATATATTTCTTGATACTGTCTTTTATATTCAGTATCACCAATAAGTTTACGGTATTCAGTGAGTTCTTTATCGGCTTTACTACGCATTCTATAATTTATTATATAAAGGATTTGATTATTTATGACAGACGAAGAATTGATGGAAAAAAACTTGTCCATACTTGCCTCAACAAGAAGGCACATGGACCATCCGAAAAGGTACAAGGATTTGTATTATGTACCGGATTTTGAAAAAGCGGTTATCACTGTTGCACTTGATTTGTTTGAAGAGGCGTACAAAAGTGATGTCAAGAAAGTAAACGGATTGATGGCAAAGAAAATAAGGGAAGTTACAAAGAACAAACAGCCTATGCAGAAAGGTTGTATCTGTAATGACTGCACCTTGTTCAAGAAAACCTGTGCGATGAAATTACAGCCCGATGAGAACGGCAACTGTGATTTTTATGACAGTAGATTGAAGATGGAGGAGAATCTAGTTGATTAATTCCCAATCCTTTTCAAGCATTGGGTGTCCTTTAATATAGTTGCTGCAATTGTAGTAAGCTGTATAGGTGAACAAGGATTCAATTAAACAAAAACCATGCGGTTTATTGTCCTTCTTTCCGCAGTTCACCCAGTAAGAACACGTTTCACATTTTGTTTTGGGTTTTTTCATAACATAATTAATTATAGAGGGAAATAATTTATGAATTGGTTTAACAGTACTGAAAAGAAACCTAAAGAGGATATAGAAGTTATCGGTATAGTCAATGATAAGTATTATTTTGTAGTATACCATAACGGTTATTTCTGGAACAGGAACAAGGAAATTGTTTCTGTTGTTGAGTGGGCTTATGTAGAACGATAATGTTCTATAATAATAAGTGTAATTGATTATTTTCATAATCAAAATCTCCAAAGGAAGCCGTAGCAAGCGGTCGCTGACTTTTGTTAAGAATCCTACTCCGAATATTCAAACAAAAGCGAAATCAGCAAGGGAACAGGATTAAAAACTGTATTGTGCCAATTATGCAGTAAACCCGACCAATCCTGTTCCCATTGTTTTTTAAGTGAGGGGTATTAATTTTGACAACTTACATTTGTAAAGAAACAGGTAAATTATTGGTGCCGAAAGCAGAAGTTGATTCATGGATGGATGATGATGTCGAAATCATTGAAATTGTAGACAGGATTGAACAGAATGTCATTAAAGACACGACTGTACTGGATTTATACGATTGTGACATATTGTACGGTGACAAACATTATACACATTGTTACCAGTGGCATAAACAAATCACATTCATAGACACAGTATGCCTTCTTACGGATGAGGAAGTTGACCGTTTCTTCAGAAAAGCCGTCAAGGACCATTTGAAGATTAAATGTTTCAAGACAACTGAAGAAGCCAACAAGTTCCTTGAAACAATGGATATAGAATCCATTAAGGATATTAAAGAACGAAGTAGAAGTGACATTATGATAACTTACATAGTAAAAGGAGATGTTTTATGAAAATAGAATATACTTACAAGTGCAGCAGATGTGGTAAGGAATACAAGTCATATAACAACAGATTAGGAATCAGTAAAAACTTATTTAAGAACATTAAAACCGTTAATGAATATAATGAATATACTAATTACGATTTATGCTGGGAATGTTATGATGCATTGAAAAGCTGGCTTAAAGGTATTGATGATGAAGTTGACGATTTAAGAAGAAGACTTGAAGAAAAATCCCACTGGTGTGATAGATATAGAAAAGAAAACGATGAACTTGAAAAAATAAAAAAACAATTTGAAGGTTGTAAAATATTGTGTCCTTATGAAGACTCTTCATGGGATTGGAATGTTTGGGATGATTATAAAGATTGGTACAGACGTACCAAAGGAAACAAAGATGAAGAATATCAAGTTAGAAAAGATAACTAAAATAAACCTTATAAAGAATAAGAAAGTGTTTGCAACCATAACTGATGACGGTAAGATTACTACAATCAATTGTGATGTGGATAATCCTTATGTAGTATCTTATAAATGTACAATGGACGAACTGAAAAAGCATTTTGAAAAATACGGTAACAATCCTGACTTCTTTTCGATGCACTGGATTGGCGGTACTTATCATTTCCTCAGTGAAGAACTTGATGAAGACAAGTTCAATGACTATATCAAGGAATTTGATATAGACACCAGTTATCCTTATATTGAAATGAGTGACGCAATCAACATTGTGCAGCCTTATTGTACGGAAGAAAATAAGATGTGGGAAGCCGTAAAGAAACTTAGTTCATTCAGAAAATATGATGAGGGGTATCTTAAATCATTGGAAATACTGGAGAGTGTTTTCAAAGGGGAATGATATGACTCTTATTGAAAAGGCATGGGAATATGCCTACACTGTATTCAAGGACAATACTTATGAAGAAAAGATGATAGCAAAGAAAGCATACATTGACGGTGCTGTCGGTACTACAACCGATGAAGTCAAAAGTTATGTTGACGATAACGAAAGACGTTATGAGGAAATCTGTAAGAACATGAAGGAGTGATTTTATGAACATTATATTGTTGATTATCAGTATGGCACTGATAATAGGTGTATTGTGGTATGTTTCAAGATAAGGAATGATTATGGAAATACTGAAGAAAGAAATGAAAAAATGGCACAAGAAACTTGCTGTCATTATCAACAAGAATGATTTCAATGAGTTTAAGGATTTTTGGATTAAGAATAATACATTCATTACAGGCGGTATGTACATACCTAATGACGATATAATGAGAGTTACTATGTGGAAAACTGCTTGTAACATTAAAGGTGTTTATCCTAAAATAAAGGAAGAAGCAAAGAAGAAACTGGAATCAATGGGATTTTCCACAACAATGGAGGTGTAATGAAATGAAAATGGTTTATAATGGTGAAACTTACGAACTCGGTAAAAATGTTGAGGTGGAAACAATAGATAACGTAAGAAGCCATAACGTAGGTGATTCGGATTATGCCAAACATAAGATACAGCCTTGGGATATCTGGATTGATTACAAACTTAATCCTTTTGATGCCGATATTGTTAAACGTGTATTAAGAAAGAAAGTTGAAAAAGGAATGACTGAACAGGAAAGTCGTAAACTGGATTATCAGAAAATCATTCATATCTGTGAAGAAAGAATAAGACAGATTAATGAGGGGATTGAATTATGACTGTTTTTAACTGCATAATATCCGACTGGAAACGTGTAAAGAATCATTGCCGTACAACCGTTGGTAAAGAGTTTACTGATAAAGAACCTACTGAAGAATTCAAAAAGAAGTTACTTATATCAGAACATACACCGATAAGACAGATTGAAGTGGATTGGAGTTGGAAAGGTATTAAATCATGGGTCGCAACTGAATGGAGCAGGCACAAATTTGAAAAGTATATCACTTCACAGCGTAATGACAGACAGAACAAGTATGACCGTAATAAAGCACCGCAAGATAGTCCTGTCAATTATGACGGTTATGCCAATGCACAGAATCTTATTGATGCTTGGCGTAAAAGATTATGTTTTCAGGCAACAAAAGAAGCACGTGATTTAGCTTTGGATTTCAAAAAGGAATTGTCAAAGACCAATCCGGAACTTGCCGATGTACTTGTTCCTAACTGCATTTACAGATGTGGTTGTCCTGAATTCAAACCTTGCGGATTCTTTCATAATTTTGAAAAGTACTGTATGCAGAATGATGTTCTTAGGGATATATCTGATATCCAATGCAGATATAACGCTTATAATGACTATTTGAACAAGGAAGATTAATAATGAGCAGTTACTTTAATTTTACTATTGAAAGACAGGATGAACATAATAACTGGATATGTGTAGGTAAGTCGTTTTATGACGATAACCTTGACATTATAAGTCCTTATATTCTTAAACACGTCTTTTATGATGAAGAAAGGAACGGGATTAAACTTGAAGATTTGAGCAAAGAATCTTTTAATATGTTTACTTATAAGATTGATAAATACAGTAACGAACATCCATACAACTTTCCATATAAAGTAGATGATACTGAAATAAAAGACATAAAAGATATTGAAAGTATTATGGAAACTGAAGACAGGAACAATGATTTGTGTCTATGGTTTGATTATGATTATTTAGTCAATAATGAAAAGTTAATTAAGATGTTTACTGTTTGTGAAGAAAGTTATACTGATACAAAAGACTTAATGGAAAAGACAAAAAATATTGTAATAACTGTACCAGGAGGACTTACCGGTATTGTATTCAATATGTCGCCTTTTTCACTTATTGAACTGATGAAGTATAACAATACACTGAAAGAAGCAGTACCATACATCAAAGGTTATTCCGTTGTTGATTATTATAAGGACCATAAATTAGTCAAGCAGTATTATTATGATTACAATGTTTCTTATTATAAGGATATTGTGAGGATATGTGGTGAAAACGAATTAAAAATAACATGGTATAAGAAAAACAATGATGCCAATAATATCGCTAAAGGTATTGTAGCGGACATTCTTGAGGAATATCCTGAAGATAAGAATACTAAACTGTATAAACGGCTTAAAAAGTATAGCAAGGGTGCTTCCGATTATGACAGTGAGTACATCAATGAACTGCTTCAGAACAGACATGAACTTGAATTGTTGAAAGATTTTATGGGTGAAAATGGAAGGTTAATCTGGAACATTATCTATTGACAAGAATATAGATTATAACATATAATAAATTATAATTTTTTAATTACAGGGGTAAATTTTTAATGAGTACAAAAGCTAAACTTAATGCTTATAAACTTTGGATATGTATGGGAGCTGATTAAGGAATATGAACATTTTCTATTTATTATTATGGGGAACATCTGTATTAATGATTATTCTTGGAATAATTGTTGGTAAGAAGATAAAAGATGAAATGTCAGTCATACTTATATTTGGCGGAACATTTGTTATGATAATATTGATGATGTTATTTATCGTATCGTTTATACATTTTAGATAGGAAAAATGAAGTTTTATGTTGACAAAAATTTATATTCGTTTTGGTGAAATTCCAGAAAATGAAAAAAGTAAACGTGGAAACGGTTTAAGTGGCGATGGTTTTGAATGGATTGGTTATGAGGAAGGTGTATCTGTTTGGAACGCTGCCTTATTATCAGACGGTTATCATCTTGTAGCTCCATTACATCCTAATTCCTGTACCTATGGAGATTTTACAAGAATGGCTTTCCCAGATGAATGTTTAGGATGTAATCCAAATGAAAAAATTTATGTTGTTACTGGTAATGAAGTTGGTAAAGGTGCTGATAATGAACCTTTGATAAAAAATATTAAGATAATAAAAGAATTACCTTTTGATTACTTTGGAGAAAATAAAAATGACCAGAATAGAAATACGAAATAAAAAAATTTTTAAACAAAGAGAAAAATTCAAAAAATTATTAAAATTTTTAACGAAAAAGAACATCATTCATACTTGGTGGTACAATGATGGAAAATTTACAATAGATTGGTATGGTGAATGTGGAGAACAAGAATATGACAACAGATGATTGTAGACGTAAAAAAGCTTTATTTGATAAGGTAAATTTTATGACACTTGGAACGGAAAGTGATTATAAAAGACTTTTTCAGAATCCTGAGATACATAAACTGTATTTACAAATTGACAAAGAACTTGCAGAACTTGTTTTACTTATGGAAAAGGATTTTGATATATGAGACATACTAAGACAATATCTATAAATTTACGTTGTCCAAAATGCAATAATCCTATGCAGAATGTTTCTAAAAGTAAAAAACTTAGGTGTATATATTGTGGATTTCAATGTATGAAAAACGATTGTATAAAACTTAAAGAAGAAGGATAAAAGGAATGTTCAACAACGAAATTAAACTTGACAATAACCTTAAACAACAGGCTGCCTATATTGTTGAAAACGGTAAAAGAACATATCTTGATAAAGACGGTAATGAACTTTATGCAGAAATGTTTCAGAAAGATTATTGTATTAAGAAGGATGATAAGGAATAAATTATGACATTATCAATTATTCTTAATTCATTGGCTATTATTATATTAGCAGTGGGTGTTGTGTTCCTTACTTTCAAAATTAAGAAACTGGAAAACATGATTTATCATCTTTACTACTTTGATGAATTGCTTTAGAACAAAATTAAAGAACTTGATGAGGAAACAGAAATAATGCTAACATACAGACAGCTTGCCAAATGGGTTGCTCAAGGATATGGTGAATACAAGAATCTTAAAGATAATCCTACAGTTTGTTGTTCTGGAAAAGCAGAATACAATGAAGAAAATGCAAATCACTTAGTAGGTGAACATATTCTTGTTCGTAAATGGTGTGATACTGAATGGCACAAACCTACAAAAGAATATTGTTTTGGACAGGAAGAAGAATGAGTAACAATCTTAAAGAATCCATACAGGGTGCGGTCAATAATTTTCCTTACATCATTGACCCTTGCGACTATTGCCAGTTCAACGACAGAAAAAACGAAGAAGAAAAGGAACAATGTTACCACTGTTGTTATTATTATGCAAGCAACTTCAAGATAAAGGATTAAAATCCTTTGTTAGCCAATAAAATTAGTACCATAGTAACGTTTTATTTCTTAAATAATAATAGAACACTATGGTGCTGAAAAAGTCGCTGTAAACTGTTGTTTTTAGAGGTTAATGATGAAAAAAGAAAAACAATATGATTATTTCTGTATGAAATGCTGTAAACGGTGGACAAGCAGTAAGGAATATAAATTCTGTCCATACTGTAAAGACAAAGTATTCAAGTTTGAAAGGAAACGATAGATGAAAGTAACTGCATGGACAAATGAAGGATATGCAAGAAAGCACTATAAGGATTTATTTACTTTATAAAGGTGATAAATTTGTACATGACACTTGTGTGGTAAGTTCAGAATACACAACAAATGCTACATTAAAAATAAGTGATTAAAAAAAAATACCGTCTTTCAATTTTAGGCGGTATTTATCTATCTTTTAGTCTGTTGTTTTTGTGTATTCCATCGTTATGTATAATTTATCGCCTATAACTGTACCACTAGCCCCAACTTGACAATATATCCAAAAAGTATCCTCACCACTTTGAGTAATTTCTTTTGAATAATCAACATACATATAACACATATGTGTTGTATTTGACGGTAAAGTAGCCATAGGTAAAGCATGTGATGATATATTATTTACACTTGCTCGTATACCTTGTATCTTTATTATTGTATCTACTTCACCATTAGGTATTCCATTAGAAAATAGTTCTGTTGTATTTGTGGTTTTTGTCAGTACCCAAGATTTCTCATACACAGGTTTACCATCAATCCATTTTCTGCCTGTTTTTTGTTCAACTGTTGAGTAATCTATTAATACCCCCCCCAGTGATATATTAGTTCTACCGATAGCCATAATAAATATTCTCCTTAAATCTTTTTTTCAACAGCAAATTCTATAATAGCTGTCTCGTTACTTAACTATATAAGTTTTAAGCAACTTATATTAACTTGCTGTTTTTTAGCTATTATAGAATTTGGTTGTTAGTTTTTAACTGAAAAATTTATAATTAGGAGAAAAGAAATATGGCAATAGGAAGAAGTAATATTGGATTTAGAAACATAAACATAGAAGCTGGAAATGTGTTTATGCATTGGCACTGGGACTCTGGTAACACACCAGGCTGGAGAACAATAAACGTTGAAAAAGGTAAAGTTTATGCTTTCCATGCAGTAGCCACATACATTACCCAGGCACAAACTGAAGCTTTCACTGTGTCAGGTGCAGACACTCTGTACAGAATAAATAGAGCGTTTCAAGGTGTCGGTGATAACGGTTTTTGTGGTATGATTCTTCTAGCCACTTCGGACCAAATATCAATAGGTTCAAATACAATTACACAAGCTGGTGAGTGTCATTTGTTTTAAAATACAAAAGGAAGTCGTAACAGACTTCCTTTTTGTTTAATCTTTAGTATATTCAATACATACTTCGTAATCTACGCTTGTTGGATTAGTCGCTCCTGAGAAGTTAAAAACCAGATTTACTACATTCGATGTGTCTTTGTCTGCTCGCATAAAGTAAAAATACTCACTGCCTTTGTTATAATAAGCTGAAGGAACAGCATACGATATTCCATTAAAATAACCACCATTAACTACAATATTTCCATAAAAGTTTACTAATTTGGTAGTAGCTGGTAAATCTGTAGTAACAGATGCATTTTTTATTGTACCTCCTGATTCTGAAATCGCAACACTATTACCTGTAAATACTTTACAATAAATTTTTTTACCATCTATCCAATAATTACCTGTCCATTGTTCACTGTTTGAATATTCAAACGTACCATTTCCAACATTGGTTCTACCAATCATAATTGATTCGCTCCTTAAAATTTCAATTTAAAAACTAACAACCAAATTCTATAATAGTTGAAAAACAGCAAATGAATATAAGTGATTGTGAAACTTATATACTTAAAAAGTGAAGCAACTATTATAGAATTTGCCGACATAAAAATATTGAATAATTTAGGGAGAAATATATATGATAAGTAGAACAAATGCACGTTTTAACATTAATGGAATTGATTTTGATAAAGTTATTACATCCAGTAAATTATCCGGTTATCCAGCTGTAATAGATACATGGACGAATATACAATTTACTACACCTGAAAAAGCAAAATTTGTTATAGAAATATATGAAGGTGCAGGTGATTCTCTTGTAGGTCTTTATATTTCTGATGTAGAACAGCAAAAGACAATCCTATGTGGGTCAACTGCAAGTTCTGCTATACCACCTTCAACAGTATCAGAAGTACCATATGATTTAACCGTAACCGACAATAGTTTAATTGTAGGTTCAAGAAATTGTAGTGGAACTTATTTTAATAAAATGCAGATAGTAATATTTTATTAATTTTATAGAGAAACAGCAAGAAAACTGCCGAATCTTTAGTTCGGCAGATGAATTGCTAAAATTATTAAAATAATACTTTACAAGCCTTAATTTTTATTGTATAACTTAAATTAAGGATAGGTATAATAAATGATTAAGGCTTATGAATACAGAATATATCCGACACCTCAACAAGAAGAGCTTTTCAACAAAACTCTCGGTCTTTGTCGTTTGTATTGGAATATTGTTGTATTTAATAAGAATCAGAATCATGATATGTTGATTGAAGGATATAAGCCTACTTTTCAGAAATATAAACCTGAAGCTTTAGAATGGATAAAAGAATCAGCTTGTTCCATTCCACTTGCTCAAATGTGGTCTGATGTAAAAGCAGCCTATACAAACTTTTTCAAAAGTTGTAAAGGTGAAAGAAAAGGAAAGTTTTCTAATCCACCTAGATTTAAGAGTAAGAAAAATCTTAAAGATTCTTTTAGATATTCTTGTTCAAACTGCAATCCTAGAATTGATGAGAATGGTTTATGGATTACAAATAAAATAGGTTATCTTGATATAAGGGCAAGTTGTAGATTCTGTGAAGGTAAATGGAAGAACATAACTTTCAGAAGAACTGCGACAGGAAAATGGTTTGTAAAGATTTGTGTTGAAAAGAAAGATGAACTTAAAATACATAATGGAAAAGCAATAGGAATTGATTGGAATTGTGATGATAACGACTTTATCTCAATGTCTGATGGCACGAAAATCAAGTGTCCAAGATTTTTGAGAAAGAAAGAAAAACAGTTAGCACATTAGCAGAAAGAACTTTCAAGAAGGTTTGTTAAAGGTAAAGAAGTTCAATCAAATAACTATTATAAAACCAAGATGAAAGTTGCTAAATTACACGAAAAAGTATCTTGGCAACGTAAAGATTGGTTACATAAAGTTAGCAGAGATTTAGCCAATAACTATGAGTATGTGATTGTAGAAAATATTAATCTGCAAAATATGGCAGAAAATCTATATCACGGAAAAGCTGTTGGTGATGGTGGTTTCGGTACGTTTAGGGATATGCTTGCTTATAAAACCACTTTAGTCAAAGTTTCTGCAAAGAATACATCTAAAACTTGCTTTGATTGTGGGTATATAAATCCAAAAGTAGTCTTGGGTGTAAAGAAATGGATATGTCCTGTTTGTTCAGTAGAACACGACAGAGATATAAATGCAGCCAAAAACATCTTGTATAAAGGTGTGACTAGTCTTGGCATAGTAGGAAGGGAACTATCCGAAATTAAAAATGCTTCTGGAGAACCAAGTAGTTCTGTGAAGGAAGAAAGTTCTGAATCATCTGAGCGTATTGCTTAGTAAATTCAGAATCTGCTCGGTCTTTAGCCGAGCAGTAGTTCAAAAAATCTATCTATAATCCCAAGTCTGATACCAGCTTTCCCAAGCTGCTTCATTGAACGTCTTTTCCATATTCTGCCAATCCCACCAGTCACGCCATTCATTGTCATCTTCCCATGTTGCTTCACCGTCATAAGGTATTCTTATTTCCAGCTGTAAGAAGTAGAAATCACTCGTAGCCTGTAACGGCTGTGCTTTAGGTGTGAATACGACATCCGGTACATCCGCTGTACCGCTTGGTATGGTTATCTGTCCCCAGACATTATCCTGAAAACTCTTCTTATCTTTTGCAAAATCAGGCTTGTCCCTTACCTGGTCTTTCCATATACGGAATACGAATATTATTCTCAACATACCAGGGTCGAACCTTACCCATCTGTATTTCCGCAATCCCCAGATATACGCTTCCAATACTTCTTCATTCTCAATATGTGCTTCAGGATACAAATCTTTCAATTCAACCTTTGTTTTGGTTGACAGATTGTTTATGATACCCGACAAGTCAGTATATCCCCTTGTTTCATCGTCAGTGTATCTTAGTTCACCGCCTTCAGGTGGTTTCCAACCGTCCAGTTCATAATCGGGATGCGTTTCCCACCAGTCCTCATCAGTGTATCTCATATCAATACCCCACCCGAAAGGACTGCTGAACGGTTTGGTCAAATCAACGCCGCAAGTTTCGGATTTTGAATCACTACCTGTTATAAGGCAATATCTTTGATAAAACAGAAACATATTTATTCTGGCAGGTTTACTTGCCGTTATAAGAAGCTTACCTTTCTGCAACTGATTCCATAATTTGTCAAGACTTTGATATTCGCTTCCACGTCCATCTTCAAGAGGGTCGTCACAGAATATACAATGCATACCTACATACAAGCCTTTATCACCGATACTTTCTTCCATATCCGTAAAAAGTTCTTCATCGGTATTCCTTAAAGGTATTTCATCAGTTTCGGAAGTAACGTCCTCTTCAAGAAAAGGACTTCTGAATGTCCTTAAATATCCTGTGAACAATGCCCATTCAAGCATCCAAAACAATCTTTCGTCTTTCTTGTTCATACTGTAACTGACAACAGCACGACATATCAAATCATTTATACGACCGTTTTCTTTCCAGTATGACAGGAAGTAATTGAAGTTAGTTCCGTTACAGGTTATATCATCAAGTATCTTATAAATTTCAACAACATCCTTACTGTTAAGGATTGCATCCGTATATGCCTGTAAAACTTTCTGTTCTATAGGCATCTTGGGTGATGTATTTCGTTTTGCGTATTCCTGTATTAATGCCCTGTCAACAAGTACATTGTCTTTAATCATACAATTGTATTCCTTACCATATTGACTTTAACGCCTTTAAGCCGTCTTATTCCGTTCTGCACACCGATTGCCAAAGTACCTTTATCCGCCATGCCCCAGTAACACTTGAATACAGCGTCTCCTTCCCATTCAATACCGGAAAAGTCAACCCTTACAAGGTTTCCGGTATGCGTTCCTTTAAGTTCATCGCTGCCTTCAAGATAAATGTTCGCAATCTCATTGTTGTTAGGTTCAAGGTCTTCATAGAACTTCAATGTTACAACTTCACCCTGGTCATTTTCAGGAAGTACCAGTTCATAGAATCCGTCACCAAGTTCCTCTTCTTCATAACTACCCAACGATACTGATTTACTGCTTGAACTTATGACACGTTCTTCATAGTGATAACCAAGTATGGTAAGACCCATGAAATTCTGTGTCTTGTCTTCAAGTATGGATTGATAAACTTTTGTTATATCAAGATTGTTGAATAACGAATATCCTTTCTGCTGTATATAGTCCAAATCATAATGCATTTCAACTTCGGCTTTGACATAAGGAACGAAAGCATCAGGATTGTCTGCACTCGTAAAAGTACAAATGATATAGTCATATACTTCACTGAACCTTTGTGCTTTTAATACTGCTATATCCTTAAACGGTTGTATCCTTTCATATAACATCTGTATCGTAGTATCGTTCATGATGTTACCCTGTGAATCAACAAGATAAACATCAACCTGATTCGTATACTTCAAATCGACTTCACCGTTTTTAAGATACTTCTCCCAGTCACCCTGAACCATAACATCACCGACTTCAGGTTGTGCCATAAACCATGCAGTATATTCCGGAACTGAAGAAATGTTGATTCCTGTATATAATCTTTGTTTCAGATACAATCCCAATTTACCGACACCGGGTTCATTTACACCGATTGTACTTTCCGTATTACTTATTTCAATGTCACTTTCATTTTCATCAACATCATAAAAAGTTTGTCCGTATGCAAGTGTATTTGCATTGATTCTTCCCTGTACACCGCTTGAACTGATATAACTCAATTCATATTCCATACCTTCAGGATTATGAACAAGCGGTCCTGTGAATACCTTTACATAAAGGAAACCGCCATAGTAGTATGCATAATATCCGTTGTGCGGAACAACATAAGTGTTCTGGAACTGTATAGGCTGCAGGTTTGTCGTTGATGAAATGGGTCTCCAATAATTGCCGTCATAAACAACAAGGTCACCTCTTTTGAACTCGTATGTTTCACCGTCATCCGCAAACTTTGTTGTACCGTTTGCAACTACATCATAAAAATCACCTTTCTTTCCATAACCGTTTCTCAATGCCGGTGTACCGTTCATATTCGTTTCGGATGCAGGACTCCAGGAACTTTTATAGGACAACGTATCATAACTACTGTCAAAAGTTACCATCGGTATTTCTTCACCGTTGACAACCAACTTGATATAATCCATATCCGGATTCGTAGCCTGCACTTTAATCATTGTTGAATATGTACCACGTTCAACAATTCGTTTACCTTCAACAACCGTAATTGTTCTGCTTGTACCTTTTACAAGATACAAATCGTCAAGCTGTACATACTGCTTACCGTCTTCAGTTTTAAGAATCGTATACTTAGGAATATGAGTAAGTCCTGTATCACTTTTCAAAGTTACTGTTATGTTACACTTACAACTTGTTCTGTAAGGTGTACGGTGTAGGAAGAACGCAAGCCAGCTACGCATCGTATCTTCGTCAAAACTGTTAATATCAGTCTGGCTGTCATTTACACGCTGCTGTTCCTCAAGAATAGCCTTTTCAGCGTTTACACCGATAGCTGACCACAATGCATATAATTCTGTCTGTTTTTCTTCTTCAGTAAAATATGTTGAAAATTGATTCAAAAATGCCATAACATTTCTCCTAAATCACATTAGAAACATCAATTGTAATGCCGTAAACCTGAACACGGCTTCTGTCAGTATCAAGTGAAACCAAAGCACCCATATCACGCAATCCCATTCTTATTGCGTTTTCTTTTGTACCATAAGTGAATTCAAAAAGGTTAACGCCTCTTGTATAATAAGGAATGGATTGTGTGGTGTGTTTAAGTCGTGTTCTTACACGCTGGGCAACACCCTCTTTTCCCGATACTTTTTTATCCAAATAATCACTGAATTCAACCATTACAGAAACGGAGCGAGAAAGGATGCTACCATTTATGGTGGCTTATGAATCGCTCCTAGCCTCCTGTTAATATAATATATAATTATAACGAACTTCCAACAGTCAACAGTTCAATAAAATGTATTATCCTGTTTCTTTCTTCATTACAACCTTTTTCAACACTGGACCATAAATCATTACAGAAGTTTTTTAATTTTTTGTAATCATCATCGTCTTCCCTAATGTATTCACCGACATCTATGTTGTTAAATTCATTCTTTGCGTCAATGTAATCCTGTTCCAAATCTTCAAGGTGATTACGGAAGTATGCCGCAATCAAATCGGCATCTGTCGTAGTTAATGTAATCGTGTTCATTACCATGCCTGTGCAATTACAATTACCTGTGCATCGTGTTCAACTCTTTGCACAAGATATACCCAAGGATATTCTCTTTTGTAATTTTCCAATTTTACAATATTACAACAGGTAAGAATCTGAGTATTGTAGTCAATGTGATACCAGAATGAACTGAATTCCTCAATGTCAGGAAGTTCACCCCTGTCCAATATTTCCTTACTTGAATAAACCTTAACAATAACACCCATCATAATCCTATCCTCCTATTCGGCAACGGTAGTTCCTACATGAACCAAACCTGTTACAAAACACAACGGCAACGCACAGAATCCGCCTGTACCTGTCGGTGGTACGACACCATCTTTTGTCAACAATCCACCTTTTACAAGAACATCAGGTGAATTTATAGTTACTTTACTGGAATTGTTTACTTCGACAGGACCGTCAAGGTTTGCACTCGTACTACCCTCAACGTGTTTTGAAACATCACCCTCAACGTGCATTTGTACATCGCCTTCTACATAAAGTTTAGCATCACCTTTAACATCAGCAAGTAAATCACCGTTGACTTCAGCCTGTAATTTATTGGCTTGTACATACATTTCACTATCGGTATTCATATAGATAAATGCATCATTCTGTCTGAAAATCGTATAACTGTCAGTTTTTATGATAAAGGATTCTTCACCGAATCTTGTAACAGAACAGTTCTTTTCACTTTCAGGCTGTTCCGTATAATGTTCAGTACCTTCAGGAAATTCCCATTCTTTCCAGAACCATTCATCAACTTCTTCTTTTTTTCGCCAAAGATAAGGACGTGAATAATCATTGTCCGCAAACTTTACAAGCACCTTGTCACCTTTCTTCAAAGGTAACGACATGGCATAAAGTGGAACAAATGTCAAAGGATGTTTATAATTTTTGTTGAAGAATCCAGGAATATCCACATTACAATACAATTTATGATATTTTTCAACAGTATCAATCATGTCCTCAATCAACTCACCGTCATAAACACCAGTTGCTTCTATTTCTACATAAGGTTCATTATCTGCCATTGTTTTCCTCTATTATTAATTATTTAATATTGTTTGAGAAAATAGTTCACGATTACAAACAGAATAGTACCACAAAATACCATTAAATGTTCACTCATAAAAATTGAAACGAACACAAATATAATAATGATACATTGTATGATACTCAACAATGTCTTCATACTTAATATTATAGGAACATATCGTATTAATCAATGTCCTGAAAGCAAATTGGTGTAGGGTCAGGAAAATAGAACAGGTTGAACATCATTCTGTCTTTGACAAGCGGATGCTTTTTCATCATGGCATCTATGTTCGCTTCTTCTTTTTTCTGTTTAAGATTATAATAACGTTTGACAACTTCTTCAACTTTCTTTGCATTTTCTTCAGTATAAAAATTATGACCGTCATGTGTCTTACCATGAGGAACAGGATTCTTTTTAAGAATCTCTCTCATTTTGTTGACATCAATGCCGAGTCTTTCTGCAATCGCAACGGTCGTAAACTTTCTTTCTTCTTCTTTATAATCAATGATTTCTTTTATCTTTTCAATACTGCTGTTACTTAGCCACACATAACCTTTAAGATATATCTGCTGCCTTACAACAGGAATGTTATTATCTTCGAGTAACGATTTCATTCTGATTTGACTTACATGAAGTTCATTACATACTTCACCTAATGTACGATAACCTTTTATTATCCAGTTTTTAATGTCGGTTTTTTCATTAAGAATCAAATTACTTTCTTTTGGTGTATACTTAGTTTTAATTTTGAATCCATACTTTCTTATTCTTTTGTTCAAAGATTCACGTGTTATTCCTATTATATTTTGCAGTTCACGGTATGTCGTGATTTTATTCACATTGTATTGCGGTGTAAATTCAAACTTTTCTTTTTTTGTAAAATCACACATTTTTATTTTCTCCTTTTATCTTTTCATACAAGGTAAATCTAACAAAGGAACTGATTTACCTTTCAAAAACCAATAACATTCTTGAGATGTTATAAATCTTTCTAAATACCTAGCCATTTGAAAGCTTATCAAGAATCTGTTTTTCCGTTTCCGTAAGGTTCAAAGTCCTCGGTTTGTTTACAGCAAAAACATACGACATTTTTGTGTAAACTCACGCATTATCGTTCTCCATAATTTCACCCTTGAAATGCTCTATTCCTGTTGTTTGTTTGATAAACTTCTGCACTTGTCTACTAGCAAATCCGTTGTTTGTTATACCGAATACTTCGCCAAGATTAACTTCTTGCTTGTCTTTATGTACTGCAACACGCTTACCAAATGGTTTATTTTCACGCATTGGCGGTCTCCTGTGGTTTTGCTTTTTTTTCAAGTGAGATTGTGTAAACAGTCTTATCATCGCAAAATGAAAGTTTGTTATCCTTGCCATCAATATCAATTAGACAAAGCAATGTGTCGTAAAACTCGCTTGTACAATCATCTTTTTTTATCCATACGGTATTACCGTCTTTAAGTTTTCTTGTTGTTCCTGCATATACTGTTCCAGTGATTCCCATTCCGATATGATACATTCTATTCCTCCTGTTATTTTACTTTCCGTTTTTATTTTTCCAATCATTTGTACAAGAAGGACATAAACAATTAGTCCAATTTGATGCTTGATATAAGCAGCGTTCTTTAATTTCCTTTTCTGACAAATAAATAGGATTTTTACATTCCGCACATTTAATAGGTTCTTCAAACAATGTTGGTCGAGAATAAAAATCCTTTAATGCTCTTAAATCTAAAAAATTCATCCATTTCCCTCTGTTCTGTTATTTTAGTTTTCTGCTAACTCCCATTTTTTACACTTACAAGTTACAGGATTTTCAATATCTCTTATTTCTGTCATATCAAAACAACACTTAGATTTCCAATCCATATAACAACGATATTTACAGTTGTTGCAACACTTCATTTTATCCATCTGTTCTTGCAGTTCTTTTGTTGCTTCAAAACAACCTGCAACATACATATCAATAAAGTCATTTCTTAGTTGTTCAGGTAATATCACAAAACCCCTTGCTTTTGTACACTTGTCAAGATAAGCACTTCCCATTTCTTTGTAATGTTCTTCTTGTTTCTTCTGTTCTTCTGTCATAATCTCATTCCTTTATACATCTTGCACCGATTTTGAAACACAAATGTTCCAATGTCGTTTTAATGCGTTTATTGAAATTCTTTTGCGGTACAGTCGATATTATCTCTACAATGTTCCTTAGCAGTTCAACTTCATCTTCGGTGAACACAAACATATTCAAACCAGTCTTAATCATATTCCTGTCGAACCAAACCCATTATTATTTCTTTCAGTGTCACTAAGTTCCTTACAAACATTCCATTCGGCTTTAACAACAGGTGATATTACAAGCTGCCCGATTCTATCACCATCATTTATGGTTATAAAGTTATAGGAATGGTTGAAAATAATAGCCTTTACTTCACCACGATAATCAGTGTCAATTGTACCTAAAGCACCGACTACACCTTTTGACATCAAACCGCTTCTACCACGAATCTGCATTTCATACCCTTCAGGAATTTCAACACAGAATCCAAGCGGTATCATAGCATGTTCGCCAATGGCAATAGTAACCGGATTAGCCAACCTTGCATAACAGTCAGCACCAACACTTCCAAGAGTTTTGTATTCAGGAAGTTTTCCACCTTCAACTAATTTTATTTTAATATCCATATTATATTCCTAATAAAGATTAATAATTTCCTTTTTATCAAGTTCTGCATCAGCTTTAATATTTTTAAGTTTATTTACAGCTTTATCAACTGTTTCTTTATCAACAAGAAGTGAATCCGTATCAAGACTTTTAATAACTTCGGACAAACTTTCAATAATATCTTCAAGTGATGTTTCGGCACCGGACCGTATTTCTTCATTAAGATTTTCAACACCATTAATTTCATCTTCAAGTTCTTCAATACGTGTATTAAGGTTTTCTATTGTTTCTTCTTTCTCATCTGCATAATCATCATTTTCAATCATGGAAATAATACTGGCAGACATATTAACCACTTCACCATATTTGGTTTGTCTTGCATTATCTATACCCAAAGATTCGACAAAATCAAACAGCATGTCGTCCAATTTCTTTTCATATTCACCGGTCATTATCATTCTCCCTCTTTGAAAAAATTAAACCAATTTATAGCTGTATCCCAAAGTACACTGAATATAGAAACAAGTGCTATTGGTAATGTTATTAACAATACCAAAGGCAGTGTGACTATATACAATATTAACTTCAATACAGCAATCATAATTCCTCTTAAAAATTATAGAAGTCCGGTACATAACTATACCGGACTACTTTCCATTAATAAGCGTAACCTTCAGTTTCCGCTTCTTCGATTGTAAGATTTATAGCACGTTCTTTGAATCCAATTGAAGCATTGTGATAAAATGCTCTAAGGTTATTGTCCTTAGATTCCATAGCCATTGATTCCAATCTGTTGGAATCTTCCATCAAGTTTTCAAATTTTGTCATAAAAGTTATCCCCTTCCTAAAAGTAATTTATACAGATATTATATTATGTGTTACAATATCTGTCAATAATATTAACGTACATTTTTGCAAAAAACTTTAGTATTTTTTTTCATAATGAATACAAATACAATTCTTTTAACCTTTTAAGAACTGCTTCATATTCCCATTGTGGTTCAGGACTACCTTTCCACAAATGTCCGTCAATTGATAACAGCCTGTTTTTAAGTCTTTCTATATCTGTACAGTTTTTTACTGATTCTTCGTTTCTGAAAGGTTCTGCCATTCTTCGTCCTCATTACAATATTCAACCAGGAAATAACACATCACAAAATAAAGCATCAATCCTGATAAAGCAATAAATGTTTGATTCAACATCAATGCTATTACAATAGTTATTGTAAGAATTATTTCAATTACTTTCAATACGGTTTCCATATATTCACTCCTCACATTTAATTTCAATATTATCCAATATCGCTCTATTGCAGTGTTGCTTGAACCATTTTCTCCATATTCTTTTCTTCTTTGATTTGTGAACTACCTACACCCTAAAGAGTGTAAGCTTCGTGCTTCTCCGACTGTTGGTTAGAAGATTCACTATAATTATAGTTGCCACATTTAAGAGCCGAATCAACTAGAGCCTTCATCTCCACACGCTTATAATTGGTACGTTCCATACCTATGTTATTTTTATAAAACCAATTCTTTTTAATCATCTGTTTTTCTTTATGAATAATCAGCAATAACAAACTTACAACCAATCATAGTTTCATGTATAAGACACTCAGTTAATTTATTACAAGCAATTTTAATATGTTCCATTACCTCTTCAAAAGTATCAGAATCATAAAACCCAAATTGTTTTACAAGTTCTTTTTTAGCATCTTCTGTAGTTGGATTTAATTCAATCAAATATTCAAGATTATAAATTGCACCTGCCAAATCTTTTATCTTAATTTTGTCTTTATCTTTATCATTTTTGAAATAATCAAACTCTTTGAATATTTTGAACATAATATACGAAACAGGTTTAATCGTACTTTCTACATTACCAATTGAAAAATCTCTACCCATTTATTCACTCCCTTATAAATTCTATCTCCTATCTTTTCATAACAAAAGACATGACTATATCGCCCTCATTATTAGAAACTAAACCTTGTACATATTTCTTTGGTGATTCCAACAATTTATCTAAGGCATAGTGCATACATTCTTTCTTTGTTCTGAAAGAACAATCTTTAATTTCTAAAGATGGTTTATCACTGGCTAAACAACGATTAATCCCCTCATCTTGAAATAAAGTAATATCAAATCTCATAATTAATATTCCTTAGATATCATAATAATCCCATTCATTAACAGTATAATGAGAAAGAAAAACATCTAATGCTTTTAAAGATGATGTTTCAATAATATTTTCAAAATCACCTTTTACATAACATTCTTTTCCTTTATAAGCTTCAAAATCATTTATCCATTTATAATAGTCTTCATGAACTTCACCTATTACAGTCCAACCAGTACTTTCATCAAAACCAGGACTTGGTTCCAACGTTCTTGCAGAAGAACAAGCACGTTCTACTTTAGGATTAAACACAATTTCCCAATGACTATCTTTCTTTTCAATAGATATGATTGATTTTTCAAATTCCTTTATGTGTGGATATTGTTTTAAGTCTACCATAATCCTACTCCTTAATCAGTCACATAAAATACAAAAGTAAGTTTCTTTCTGGAAAATAATTTATTGTGTTTTACACAATCTATTAATTCGGAAAGACAATTAAATTCTTCAGAAAATATATGACAACATTTACTGCTGTAATAAATTTCAACCCCATCTGTTCTATTAAAAACTTCACAATAAATATCTTTACGTCTGGCTTCAAAATACTTGTATTTAGGAAAATAATATTTCAAACCTTCGTATAAAGTTAATTTTTTCTAATTGTTCTACCCATCCTACCAATCCTCATAATCAGGTTCTTCCGGTTCCTGTGGGAATACCCATTCATCTAAATCCAAATCGTACATATAATCTTCAAGTTCGCCTGTCATTTCGTCTGTAGGTTCAACTTGATTGCCGTTAAGGAACCATTTGGCTTCAATATCCTCAACTTCCCAGTCCCAATCTTCAGGCTGTCCAGTACCGTCTTTGAAGTACATTACACAAGGTTGATATGAATAACTGCCTGTTGCATGAACATTAACAGTATATTCAATACCGTTAACCGTAAGTTTTAATTCCTCGTTATTGTAAGATATTCTACAGCTATAACTTCTTCTCATTATTCACTATCCTCAATATATTTAGCATTAAATATTTCAGCAACTTCTTTAAGAGTTTTTTCTTTTTCTTTAGAATAAATCCTTTTGTTTGTAGAAATGAACTCAATACAAGACTGAACCATTATAAATTGTTCATTTGTAAGTTTTACCATTTTACATTTATCAAATTTATTATTTATACAATTTTCCCATAATGTACAATAATCACATTCAAAATGACTGTCGGCAGTTCCCCATTCAAAATTAAAAGGACAAATAGGTTCTCTCATTTATGTACTCCTATTACGCTATTTTCTTGAATCCATAGAATTCACAATCTTTCGCAAGTCTGTTGATGCAGGCTTTCAAAGATTTGTATGTATAACCACATGAACCACTATAGCCTTTACCATAAAAAACTTCCTCTGATATACACCAACTACCATCACTCCATAGAGAAATAGTAATCACTACTCTGGTATCAGGATTATTGGGAGATACCAGTTCTTTTGTGTAAAGGTAGCCATTGTCATTGGCTTTGAAACCGTAAAGGTTAAGAAGTTCTAAGTCGTTTCTTTTCATAAAAGTTATCCTTCGTTAAAAATTATTGTAAGTTAAAAACAACTTACATTAATTATAATACAACAGGTAATAAAAAATGTCAATAGGAAAAAATAAAAAATTTTAATCAAAAAGTATCTGTGCGTATCTGTTAACCATTCTATTGTTGTTCATTAAATCACAATCAGTATAAAAACACAACATCGGTTCAGGTGAATCCATCTGACTGCTGTTAGTGAATTTAATCGTATACATCTGGGCAAATAAAGCCGGTTGTAAAGTTTTCATTTCATAAGTAACACCATTAAGTCGTCTTAAATAATCTTCTTCAACCCATTTTCTTGGATAAGCAGGTGTCATTAGATAATTTTCAACACGTGAATCATAAATAGATACTACATCACTACCGGCAAGTCCTTCCGGTATTTCAAGACTATTGGCTTTACTTTGAGTCATTGTCTGCCATGTTTGTGCAGTTAAAGTATGACTATTACAATAAAGAAAATATGCTTCACCCATTTGACGTTTAATTGCAGCGTCATTGAAACTTTGCAACCTTATTATTCTCATTAAAGCATATACTGGTTGATTTATGACAGGACATTTTACAGGAAGGTTACTTGAACCGTCATTAAGTTCAACACCAATGAAAGAAGCAAGTGAACGTAAATCAACACAAGGCTTATCAACCAGTTTGAACATCTGTTTAGGTAAGGCTTGTATTTTATAGTTCCATACACCGTCTCCACCTTGTCCTGAGGTAAAATTCAACGGTATCCATTCCAACGTGAGAAAGCGAAAATAATTATCTTTGTTTGGATGAAACACAAGGAAATCTTTACAATTGAATTCAATGTTGAGCATTGTACATGGATTTGCTATAAAGTCAGTGATATGACCATTTACAACCGTTCCTTCACCTGCATCCAAATCTATCTGTAAACCGCTTTCGTGTGCTGCCATTATATCCTTCCAAAATAAGACATAAACAAAACATCTGTTATTATATAAGCTGTTTTCTTTACTAATGTAATAGGAGATATATTCGACATATGATTGTTTATGATTTCATTCCTCATACTGTTATTAAGAAAATCTGGTCTGTGCTGTGTATTTTCTGTAACAATAGTTGCTGATATGTGGTCTTGAGCAAATAAATAAGCTACTCCACGAGGAATTATCAAAGGTTTAACCATCTACTTTGCCTCCTGAACATTGTAAGTACCTTTCTTATAATAACCTGTATAAGCATTAATAACTTCCATAGCTGCATTGGCAACAGCCTGAGTCTTTTCCGATACGACATTAATGAAATTATGAAGATTTTCAGCATTATCCTGGACTGAATTAACGAGTATGTTACCGGATGAAGAACAGACAACACTATCGGCACAAGTACATTTAACATCAACTTTTGCAGATAATGGATAACCGTTTTTGTCAAAACTTGAACCGAATTCAACATTAACATTTTCAAGGTAACAGTTACCAAGATTAAACATCTTACCTACTATAATATCAACAGCATCACCTTTATGAGTATTGTAACCGCTTTCTGTATTTGATGCCAACAAAGACGGTCCAGGTATTTCCCAAACTTCAAAAGTATTCAACAAAGCACCTACAATATTATCATTTTTAGACATATTAACCAATGCATTTCCAGACATAGGATGACCTTTAGCTATTAAATCCTGACCAGTATTTTTTACAAAAGTTGAAGCTTTATAACCACCTTCGTTTGGTTGTGTTTCATTACCCCAAGAATTATCTGAATTATTTGAATTAGGATTATATTTCCTAGGATAACAGAAAGATACCAAAGCAAGTACAGGTTTAACCACATCTTCTTTTGCACTATCTATAGCTACAAAATTGAGTGGTAAACTAAACGAAAACGGTTTTGTATTTTTATAAACTTTACGGTTCATCCAAGGCTGTTGTATTGTCGCACCCATAGACCATTGGATAAGAGAGTTGGCAGTTCCAAGAATAGAGTTTGTCATTGAAGCAATTCCGCCACCAAACATTTCTTGCCATTCAGATTGTATATTAAGTGTAATCTTTCCAGAAAGACTTGCTCTAACACGTCCTTGCTTATTAAGACAAGTTATAACAACTTCTTGAGGATATGCAGCATTACCGGCACCCAAACTTTTTGATGCAAGTGCATTCATATTGGCTATGGATTCAGGACCACCGTTAGCATTTTGATTCATTAAATACTGGTCTTCAACCCAATCACTTTTTTTACCATAAGTAAGCATAATCTACCTCTTATCTTCCTGCTAAATTCTTTTGTGCTTCACTATAAGTTGTATTAGTAACAAAAAGACTATTGTTAGCACCCTGTCTTGTATCATTGACATTTACTTTTGAACCACCAACATCTATAACACCACTGGTCGGTTTAACATTCAACGGAGTACCAATAAAAGCATTACTTGTCGTAGATATTAAATTACCTAAAGAATTCAAAACAGGCATTTCAGCACCTAAATTCTTTTCAGTAGTAGTTAATTCTCTAAAATGTCCGGAAGTAGGTCCGTCTTTAATCCATTCACCCAATAGATTTTTCTGGTCATCCGTTAATGGAATTGCTTTACCTTTTCCATAATAAGATGTCATGAAATAGCCTTTATTATAAGCATCAACAGCACGTGAATATGTCATGTCTTTAGTAAACGCATTGAATTGTCCTGATAACAAATTAGCTTCTTTTTGTTTTGCAGCTGATTCCAAATTAGATGTTTTTTCATCTTCCCATATCTGTCTTTGTTTATTAACATCACCATGAATAATACTTGAAGTTTGAACGGCTTGTTTTAATTGCGGTGATTGAACAGGATTCAAGAATTCAGTACCACTTATAACAGTACCATCTTCAAGAACATATTGACCGGTCAAAGCTTTTGTTTTCTTCTTCTCCAAATCGGAAATATCTTTTTCAAGGTTGACTTTTTTTAATCTTAAAGCATTGAACTGTTTCGCTTCTTCTGAATCCCTATCGAAACGATACATAACTTCAGCTTCTTTTTCACTCATACCACCATGCTGTTGAAGCCATGTATCCATTGCTCTTTGTGTACCTGTTCTTTCACTTTCCAATCCAGGCATTTTGGATTTATATTCTTGATAATTGTAATAAGCTTCTGCAACATCTTTATTAGCCTCATAATGTTTATATTCCTCAACACCAATTCCTAAAAAATCAGCTACGGCTTTATCTTCCTTATCTTTATCCCAATTTAACAATTTAATAACTGACACACCTATTTTCTGTATCATAGGAAAAAATGCAATTTTCAAATCAAGGATTGCGTTTTTAACAGCAGTACCCAATGTCAGCATGGCATTTTCAAAATGAGTAGGAATCATGTTTATAAAATGCAATAATTTCTCTCTAAGGAAAGATACAGCATAATCTATACCTGTTTTAATAAGTGGTATCGCTGCCATTACGCCAAGTATGGTGAGTCCGGCAGTCATTATCCAATTACTTATAGTACCAAGTGTAAGATTGGTTTTAGTAACACCCTGATTTATCTTTTCACTTTCTGCACTACGTTTCTTTTCTTTGACAACACCTTCTTTCTTGTCTTCTTTACGTTCATTCTCTCTTTTACGTTCATTTTTGGTTTCATTGACTTCCTGTTTGGTTTCTTTATCAACAGTTTTTTCAGTATTGGATTTTATCTGAGTTAAAACACTTTGAATCTGGGTCATATTACTATTGACAACTCCAAATTCAGGATTAGTATCACCGTTTTCTTTTTTACCAAATTTAATCGGTGTATTTGCAATTTTATCAACAGTACCCAAAGCACCTTTAATAACAGACTGCAAACCTTTATCAAAACCCATTAAAGGATTTTCAGCAAATGTGCTTAAACCTTTGAAAGCCTTGTCAAAAGTACCTTCAAGATTGGACTGGAACTTTTTGAAAGTCTTTTCATAGTCATCGGACATCTTTTTAAGTGCTGCCCTTCGTCTTTTATCATCTTCTTCTTCATTTTTCTTTTTGAGTTTCTGTAATTCCTGTTCCTTTTTTACAGGATTACTATTATTATTTTTTCCAAGTACACTTGTATTAATACCTTCACGAATCTGAGCAATAAGATTGTCCGAATTGTCATCCATGTTTTGTAGTGATTCTTCAAGACTTCTTACAATAATACTGCCTAAGTCCTGACTGGGAAGAAGTGAACTTGTATTGGTTGAAGGTGGTAAACTACCTGAAGATGTTTGTCTTGAATATACTGCCATACTTAAAATTCCTATTATAACAATATATAATTATTTGGTCTGGAATCCATGAATCATAAGAAATTGCTTTTTGAAATCATCGTCTTTACAACATAACTTCAATTCCTCAAGTTCATACATTCTCATTTCCAACAATTCGTTAATAGAACCACAACCGAACAGCATAAGAGGCATTAGAACATTTGTATAAAAATCGTCAATACTACCTTTATTAACCAGTGAGTCCATCGAGTAAGGGTAGGGAGTAGACTAATCTACCCCCACACTCCTTACAAGTAATTTCGTATAGTTTTGGTGCAAGACCATATTTATTGACTTCTTCAACTTTTTCATAAAGTTTGTGAATAGTAGGATAATCGTTCTTATCAAGCATCTCACTAACATTTTCAAAGTCAGTTATCTCTTTAATAATTCGTTCGTTGGTTTCTTTATCAATCAGGTGCATAACACTTCTTGTGAATGTAAAATCAAAAGATTGTTTTTTATCTTTTAATAAATCGTCACGAGTTATTCCTTTCTCAGTCAGAAACCAGTTCAACACTGCACATTCCATATCAATAGTAGGCGGCATAACCAAATATTCTTTTTTCGTATCCGTAACAACAAAGTCAATTACAGGAACTTTATAATTCTTTGGAGGATGAACTAAATCACCGTCAGACAATTTGAATTTGAACGTATTTTCACAACCACATATATTTCCATCTTCCTTCGTATGTGTACAACCAACAGTTACTTCATACTTGTTTTCAAGTGAATAAATTTTAACCATTGTGAAAAGATAACGTTCTTCGTTGAGTGTAAGCTTGTTTGCATCCTCGTCCATCAAATCTTTAAGTATACCCAAAGCAACTTCTTCAGGCAATTGTCCATCACTTACTGCAATTTCAGCATAATGCCGTCCTTTCATACAAAGTTCAATATTAACTTCTTTAAGTTGTGAAAGTATTGGTGCAGGAAGCTTTACATTCGTTTTCATACTATCCTCCAACAATTAATTATAGATTATTTTCTTCATCTTTTTTATCACAATAAATTGAAATTGAAAGTATGTTAATTATATCAATAAAGAATGACGGCACAAGCAAGAATATCAATTGTATAACATTACCGCTTATTCCAAGAATTGAACCCAATAAGTCAGTCAGTGTCTTTGCCCTGTCTGTTTTGGATTCATCCTTAGTCATATCAACACCACCTTGGGCATATTGTATCAACAGTTCATTTATTTCCTTGTTCCTGTCCTGTAGTTCAATTATTCTAAGGTTGTTTTCTTTTATCTTATCCTGTGCTGTAGATGTTATTTTACCTTCAATAATAACATTCTTTTTCAAATCATTATCCCAGCTTAACACATATTGTGTCTGCTGAAACTTAATATCATCGTTAAGTTCTTTTATTTGTGTCTTATTATCTTCAAGTTCATCTTTCAATATGTCATAAGAAAGTTTTGCACCTTCATTTACATTGTATTCAACTTCAGTTTCCTTATGATTCAATTTATATTTGGCATAATTAACGTCAATGGAAGATAACATTGAAAACGCTATAACCAAAGTTGATGTTACCAGATAGACAATAAATTGAAATTTCCTTTTCTTTTTAAGTTCTTTCTTTGCCATCTGAAAACCAATGACACCGAATAACAGCATTGAAGTTGATATTGCATAGGCTATCAAAGTATCCTGCAATCTTTGTAAGTAGGTTGCCGTAAAATAAATGGATAAAAACGAACAAATGACTGCAAGACATAACATTATTTTTGGATAAAAGAAATCAAAAGCATTGAATACTTGTTTCTTTTCAATAACAGGTTGTATTGGTTCCTTTACTTCCGGTTGTAAAGTTTCCTTAACAGGTTCTATCTTTACAGGTTCTACAGGCTTGATTTCTTCAACAGGTTTATTTTCAACCACAACAGGCTTTTCAACTGGTGTTATAGGTTTATTTTCTACAGTTGTCAAAGAATCTTTGACAACT